ATCACACCAGTCTTAGGTAGGTTTTTTAATCCTGGAGCAGGAAACCTCCAAAACTTCCACCACTCTAATAACATCGGATAATCTTCCTCAGTAAAATATCTTGTCATATATTAAATTAAAATTAACTATGCAAAGATAATGAAATTATTGAAACGACTTGAATACCTCTGTATTAACCGTAAATAGAGTGGCTTCATTACCGCTATCTATAGTTGTTAGCTTTATTGTTGCGTGGTTTCCTTTAAGACCATTGCTTTCGGCAGTAGGACTTTTAGCTACAAAATAAAAAGTATTAGCATCTCCTTGATTTGTGAATGGATAAACTACTTCTATAGTTGTTGCACTAAAGTTTTGTACCCTCCCAATTTCAAGAGGTTCTCCATTTCCATCTAAAGTAAATAATGTATCGTCTGTAGATAAGAAAGAAGGTACTTCATCAAATTCATACAAACTTCCATCTACGTTAATAGAATTTCCAACACCTTGTATTGATAGGTGAGTGAAGTCTAATATTGAAGAATCATTCCTACTTATCGTTGCGTAATGTTCTCCCTCTCTAGTATCAAAATTACCCCAATATATATGTCCGCTATCAAGATTGGTCTCAACTTCTACATCCCATTTATTAGTATTGCTCTCTAATGATATTGTTTTAAAATGTTTTATATCACTAGGAGTTTGATTAAATGAAACTGTTACTGATGATTCTTGAACTCCCATACTTCCAAAATCATTATAGAAATAATTTCTAGGTGCTGTTTCTGAGTGGTGTACATATAGTTGTCCTTTTTTAAAAGAAAAGAAACTACGGTTAAGTCTAGTCATACACTCAGGGTTGTATCCCCAACGAGATGTCCAAGTATTTGTTTTTTCATCAAATGATAATGTCTCTGCCATTTTTATTTCTTTTTTTCTTTTTCTTTTTCTTTATTTATTAAGGACAATTCCCAACTTTAACTACATTTATTGTAGGCTCTATTATTGTTCTAGCGCAGAAGAAATCTTCCACATAACCTGAAGTTCCATCTACACTTATTGATTGTACATTATTTGAAGTATCTACATATAGACAAGAATTAACACCTTCGCTACTATATATTTTATATTGCTTGTAGTATGCTTGATTACAACTTCCTAAATCTGTAATTGTTGCAGAAGGAGTTGAACTAGGTATTATAGAAGTTCCACAAAAGTTAGATGTAGATAATGCTAGAGTTAAAGACCTAAAAGATTTAATCCCATCACAATCTATATAGTCTATGGTTTCTACTTGATCTGGGTCTCCATAATCTACCCAATTTGCTCTAAAACTTCTACAGTCTACAAAGTCTCTCATATTTATATCGACTCTTATTAATTCAGAGCAACTTCCACTAGCTACAATATATTCAAAATAGTCAGGTAGATAATCATTGCCAGTGCTTAGGTAAGTAATAAGGTCTCCTATAACTTCAACTTCTCCAAGAGGAGGATATGTATCAATAGTTATAGTATATGGTGAGTTTACAAAAATATTATCTAACGCATTGAAGGTAAAACTTTCTTTTTGATTTATGTAATATAATTTGTTTTTAATGGTTGCATACACATCATCTATGTAATCCCATACAATATATAATTTTGCGTTTAAATCTCCATCTCTATCAAATAGAAACTCAATGTAGTTGTCATCTCCATCTGTTGTTATAGCAGGATAAGAAGCTCTATCTCTTATTTGTTGAGCATCTAAAATATCTCTAGTTACTATATAACCTATTTTGTTACAAGAAGTAAATACTCCACTTATTTTACTAGAATAAACTCTAATTGTAGAACCTTGAAATGGGATACCACCATCGGATTCATTTCCTACAATGGTTTCAAATCTAGTAAGACCAGAAGACTCAAATGTATCATCATTAGAATATTCCCCACTAAATCCATAAACAGAATCAGTCCAAGTGTATCTATTTCTCATAGACTTGTTGGCATCAGATAAATCATTTACAACTAATGAAACTATTTCTAATTGAGGTGTCTCAGGAATAGTATTATATAATGAAATATTAACTACATCAGATAATGAATTGTTTGTGATATTCACTGTAATTATTTCTGCTGTAGTATTTTTAGTAAAGCTAAAGTTTCCTATTCCAGCCCTAGCTATACCATTATAAGTATCTCCATCAAACAATACTTCTATATCTAAATCATTATCGCAATCGTAATCTATTATAAAATCTCCTACTTTTTTACCTGCATTTATTTCATAAGTATATGTATTATTTTTTAATATAGGTAAATTACTTAGTCTTTGATTAGGTTTAACTCTTGGAATAGCTAAAGTACGAGACTCTCCTGTAATTGAAAAAATATAGTTGTCATAAGAAGGGTCGTAACCTCCAGAGAAAAACTTTCCTTTATTTATTCTTAAATTATCTCTAAACCAATCTCTCATTCCGTATCTTGAGATAGGCTCTAAGCCATCAGGACCTAATCTTAAAATAGCCCCCCTTCTTTGGTCTGCAAAATAAATGTTATTAGCAAAATTAGAGAAACTCTCAGGGTCTAATCCTATTCCATATTCTCCAGAGAAAGGAATCTCTTGACCTAAAACATTTTCAACAGATGTTATTTGACCTCCTCCAACAGCATCAGAAAGTAAGTTTTTATTATAAAGAACTTTATGCACCTTATCTTCTTGAAAAACTATTAAATCCGTATCCCTTGAAAATATCTTTTGAATGCTTCCGTATTTATCATCTAAGTCTTTATAGTTTGCTCTTGATAGATTAAACTCATTTAAAGAGTTATAAACTGTGGTTTTATCATAACCTCCACTATAAGTCAAAGAAGATATATTCCTTCTTTCTTTATACTCATCTAATAAAACCGCATTAGGTCTTGTATTTGTAGATAGGAAGTTTGAAGAGAATAAATCCCTAACTCTATAACTCTCCGCACCATTTCCTTGAGTATAACAATTAAAAAAAGATAGATTTAATTTGGCAGGAGTGCTAGACGTTTGGTCTTGGTCTCCATTATCAATTCCATTTGATAAATGATTACCATTAAGGTCTATTAGGTAAGTATCAGGTGTCTCATAGTAAACTTGAGATACTTTATCTTTAGGTTCTGTTTCAAATATAAGAAGTTTTGCTGCATTTGTTATTGTTATATTAAACCACATCCTAGAAAAAGTCTGTCCATTACCAGCGTGTATTCCATACCCTTCCATATACAATGCCCCATTAGGGTTTGGGGTATAAACAGTATATGGCTGACCAGCAAAATACTGAACTTGAGCAGTAAGTCTTAAAAAACCATAACCAAAAGGACCTAATCCATTTGCTTCACTTTGAAACCAACTTTGAAAATTAAGGTAATCATCTCCTACCGTATAACTTTTAGAATGAGTAGTCCGCTCAGCATTATCTCCAACAGCATTAAGAACATATATATCTATCTTACTTCCAGCCGTTATAGGAAAATCTTCATACAATCCAGTTGTTGCATTTAATTTACTAAATGATGGAGTTAATCTAACTCCTGGTATTCCGCTAGTTTCACCATCGCTTATTTGTTGAAAATAAAGAGTGTTACTGGCTGAACTTTCGTTAATTATTCCTCCAACATCTTTAAGTTTTATATAATTTCCAGCTATTTCAGTAGGTGTTCCCTCGATAAAATTTGAGAGTTGTTGTTTATATTCTAACACTTCTATCTTCTCTAAAACATCTAAAGGACCGTTTAAGTTTCTTTTAAGAATTAAGAAATCACCTTGCGCTACTTTATTTTTGTCTTGCCCTTCTAGTTTTATCCATACATTATTTTCTTCCTTATATTGCACAAGTCCATATATGGTTTGATAATCTAGTTTATTATCTTTTACAAAAATTTTATATTTAGTAGCCCAAATAGGAGCTTTATGATTTATTTGTAATTTTAAAGTATTCTTTGTTTTTGAATATGTTATAGGAATAAAATGATTGTTTGTTCCTGTTTGTTTTGCATTAGTTATAACCGTAGAATATCTACCTTCAATATCTAAATAAACAATGCCAACCTCATAACTCCTATTACTTTTAACACTAGAATAAGCATTCCCATTTGATAAATTCGCATAAAGACTTCCATCAAATATAGAGAAATATTCTTGACGATAAATAGTTCCGACCTTATACTCTATGTATGGTATTTTAATTTTTATTTTATTAACTGATGCAGATGGTAACACTTCAAATGGTTTGTATTTACCTGCATATAAAGGGTCTTCCCCTAAAGGAGCGTTACTTCCTGTTAAGTAATTTTTAAAGTTATTTGAAGCTATGTTTATGAAATTAGCAAACTCTGGAGATACTTGTAATGCTTCTGCATTTGTATAATTAGAGTCTATATATGTAAATAAAGAAAATACATAATTTCCTCCATAATTATAAGGAGTTATTGGACTTGTGGCTCTAAAGTTTAATCCTAATACCTCTCCTGATTTAATGGGTAAATTTGTAAAATCTAACTCTATTACGTTAAAAATAGTACTTGTAATTGGAGTTGTGTCGGTAGTAGTTACTGAATTAGATATTCTATTAGAAGGAAGTGTAGCTGAACTTAATGGATTGTTTACTGATGATAAATTATAATCTATTTTTATAAAAGCTCCAGAGTTATCTATTAAATCTCTACCTTCTACATAGTTTCCATATATTAATCTATTCCCAATGAAGTCTTGAGATTTTGCTTTAATAGGTACATTATCAAATAATCTATTAACCTCATCTTCTGGAAGCACTGAGTATATTTGATTGTTAGAGAATGTGTATGATTGATTTACATTATTTGTCCATCCAGATTTCCATTTATTAAAAGTGTCAATTATCCAAATAGTATTACTATTACTCTCTTTAAATAATAGTTGAACATCTGTAACATTTTTATCTCCTGTATCGAATTTTATATTTACTGCATTAAATTTATTTACCATCCCAAGGTTTTCATTAGTTTGAAAATCTATTCTAAACTTACCAGGGTAAAATTGTGGGTTTGAAAAAGTAGAGATAGCTGAATATTCTCCATCTAAATATTTCCATCTATAACCAAAAGAAAGGAATCTCTCTTTAATATTATTTTCAAGACCACTTCCGTATATTGTTGGTGTGCATACAGGAGGGAAATGAGGTTGTACTTTATATAAGTTTATGTCTTTACTAGAAAATGTATCTGCTGAAGGAGATGCAGGTCCATATCCTTTTGCTCTATTAATATTTATACATCTAATAGGGTTTAAATCATCAGTCCAAACTAATAGCTTTTCTTTATTAAATGAATTGTATATTACATTAGCTCCTGTTATTTTATAATTTTTTTTAAAATTTAATACATTTGTATAACCTCTGGTATCTTCTAAAACAGTAGACACAGTTCCTGCATTGTTTAATTGGTCGTACTCAAATATATAATTTCCTGTAGATGATGTTACAAACCAATAAATACATTCATTACCCTCATCAGTAACACTACCTATTGTTTCAGAATCAGAAGGTATAAATACATTACTTATTTTATCAAGACCAAAAGAGTTTTGTACACTTCCAACTTGAGAACCCTCAGAATTTGAAACCAATACATTAAAAGCATCTATATATTCACCTTCAGGTATTAAACGGACATCAAAGTCCTTGTTCATTTTACCTTGTACAAAATTCTTTTTTAATTCACTCATTATTTAATCCAATTTGTTTGACCACGAAGAGATTGTAATATTTCATCATAACGAATATTCATCATTCTTATCTTGGTATTATTTCTTATTGCTCTAAATTCTGTCTTAGCTCTTTGAACTATATACTCTTGAACTCCATATTTGTTTGAGAGTATCTCATATTTAATGTACTGATATAAAAACTTCTCACATAATTTATTTACTTTAATTTCATCCTCAGCTAAATCAGAGAGACCATCAGATACATATTCTATTACGATAGTTTTTGTTTTAACATCACTACTAAATCTTATAACCCCTAAGTTTTTATCTATAATAAATTTTCCATTTTGATTTGCTATTTTACCATCAATACCAAATCTACTTCCATACTGATACAAACTACCGCTATCGTATAAATTATTTGATTTAGGATTAGCACTATTAATTTCTGTCATAGAAGTACCTTCTAAAGCATCTCCATTTTGATCAAACATTACGTTGTAGTTATTGTCTTGTAAGTAAGCAGTGGCTATTGTGCTTTGATTGTTTGTAACCATTGGTCTTAAATTACCATCATCATCTACCCAACTAATCCTAACATAGTTAATATAATCTTTAGGAAGTATCATTGTAAGGTTATCAGGAAGGTCTAACTCTAAAGCTTTAACTTCTTTTGCTACATCATAGTTTAATTCTTGCAAACCTCTCTTAGCGTGGAATATAACCTCATATCTTTTACAATCGCTTATTACTTTGTCATCTCCTACATACATTAAATAAAACTTATTTATAATGTCTTTTAAAAGTACATATTGATAGTTCCCCCAATTTTCATCTCTAGGTGAAGTACCTGCATTCTCATAGTATTGATAATCTGTTAAGTTATTACTCATATATATTATTGTTGCTGTTGTTTATCTTCTGCCTCAAATGCTGTTGCTGCTTGAACTATATCAGCTTCTCTTATGTTTAATCCTGCGTATTTTAAAATCTTCATTATAATCTCAAATTTATCATCAAAACCAATTTCTAAATCTTGGTATCCTGGAAGAGACTGATTAAATACAGGGTTATCGTTTATCACTGTGTATGTCCAGTTAGGGTCTTTAGGTGTTCTAAAATAAGTTAAGAATACACCACTAATTATAGTTGAAGGGAATACTTTATAAGTATTTGCATATTTTATGTATGTTGGGTAAAATACACTATTCCCTGAGAAGTCATCTTGTAAATGATAGTTTAATTTATCTCTATCTAACAACTCTATCTCTCTTCCATTATATGTAAAATTAATAGTGGTGTACATATCGGAAGGTTGATTGAATACTTGAGCCATTCCATCATAAGATAACTGAGTAGGTTGGCTAATAAACACATCCATATTCTCTCTGGTCTTTCTCAATATCTGCTTGTCATTTGCTCTAGCTACCCTAGATACAGATGCTTTGTTATATTCATAAAAGTAACCATCTACAATTTCTTGCTGTGCTTGCTTTGCAAATGTATTAAACTGTAAAGGAGTTATATAACCACGACTTTCTTTGTTAAGAATAAACCTAGTTATATTGTAAATATCGTTTATCATTTTTTATGTATTTTGTGCAAAGTTACTAAAAAAAAAGCACCCCTATTGTAGAGGTGCTTTGTATATAATACTTGATAGTTCTTAGTATAAACTATTTGAGATGTTGCTTAATACATCCATTCCTTCGTCAGTCATAAAAAAAGAAGCCAATGCGCTATAAGCATTTTCACCAAAAGGAACAGTAATTATTTTACCACCTCCTTGACTCTCACTCCACGATACGTTTCTTCCATCATTACTTAAAGCTATAATACCCATATCAACCGCTCTAATAGCAATATTTCTTAATTTCAAAGACTCATCATTAACTAATGACATCAACTCTTTAGGATTGTTTCTTGCATATAACAACATATCTCTTCTGATTTCAGATGATGTCATTCTATCTACTTTACCTTTCAATACCACTCTTGCTACAGCTTCAAGGTCTCCAATAGGCATTTCTTTAACCGTAACCTGAGCATCTAATTGAGTTGTTAAAATATCATACTCTTCGTTTGCTACTTCTTCCGCATCAAACTCATAATACTTAACATTTCTTGCAGGATGATAAAATGAAAGGAACTTTTGCAACTCTACATTTTCTTTAGTTACATATAACTTTCCATCTTCAAAAGTAATTGGAGGACAAATAGCATATCCATCTTGCTCATCTACAAATGGGGATTGTTGGTTATCACTCCATCTTAAAGCTCTATTGCTTTTCCCATCAAAGTACAAGAGGGGTCTGTTTTGAGTATGCTTTGTTTGTAGCATAAAAGTGATTGGAGTCTCATTACCTTTTAAAAGATATAGTCTATCTTTAACTTCAAAGTCGTTTACTGATGGTTTAGAAACCACAGTAGGTTTTTTAGGGATTGCTTTAGTAGCCATATTAAATTAAATTTTAAATTCTTTGCAAAATTACATAAAATAATTATATGGTTTTTAAACAATAAAAAAAGGGGAAGAAATTAATCCTCCCCTTATTATTAAAAGTCTTGTAAGACTATAACAACATAAAGTTATTTGCTCCAAGAACTACTAAACATCTTTCAGATAAGAAGTTTACGCTCATGCTATCTACTTCACTATTAGTTGCTCCACCAGCAGAACCAATAATCCAAGATTTGTATTTACGGTCTTCAGTTTCAGATTTTCTGTAACGAGTGTGTAAGAATGGTCTCTTAGCATTTTTACCTAATACTTGGTCGTATACGGTTAAAGTACCAGCAGGAACTAAAACTCCATTTACTGAGTTAATCAATCCACCAGTTGTAGCATCATTAAGATATTTCCAATCTGTTTTGTAGAAATCGTAACCTAAGTTAAATCCTTTAAATCCTAAATTTAATGCCATATCTTGCTCGTTGTCAAAAAGACCGTAAGAAGCTTGCATTACAGAAGAGTTAGAGATAGAAGCTAATACTTTATCAATATCAAAAGATAATTGACGATTAACAAAAAGAACATTCTCTTGAATAGCTCCCTCTTTGTCTAAGATTTTGATAATGTTTTCAAGGTCTTCTCTCTCAGTAATTGTACCTGTTCCGATATTACCTCTGTTTCTGATTTCGTAGAATAAACCTTTAGTACCTTTGTAACCTTGTCCTAAAGCAGCAGAACTAGCTACAGCAGGCTCACCTTCAATCATAGAAGTTTCTAAGTAATCTTCAAAACGTAAACGAGTTTCGTGCTCTGATTTTAAATACCACAAGTAACCTGTAGCACCATTTTCAGTTGTAACTTCAATCCATCCGATTTGAGCCATATCTGAACCACTAACCTCGTATTTATCTTTGATAATAATTGGAGTGGTATCTAAGATTTGAGATTCAGCTTCGTTTGAACCAACCATACCAGCAGATCCTTTTATAAACTCAGAACCATACACAAAAAATCTTAATGCAGATGCAGTAGCGGACAAAGCAGATATGTTAGCAGCAGAGTAAGCATCTACAGTAATAACATCACCTCCAGCATTTACGCTTCTAACTATAGCTTTAATAGTAACGCCAGCAGTGTCTCTAATAATAATAGTTTGATTAGCTCTTACGGCAGGGTATTTAGTTTGAGAACCTGAACCTGTTGAAGGTTGAACTATGCTTTGGTTAGAATCAAAAGTAATTTGGTTTGTACCTGTTTTAGTACCTGTTCCAAATATGTGAAGACGACCTTGCTCACTCCATTTAATCATATCTGAAGTAGAAGGCATTTCAGCTCCTACCATTCTCAAGAATGATGCAACAGAACGATTACCAAATCTTTCAAATTCTTTTTCATAAAGATCTGGAAGTTCGTGTGATAAGAAGTCAAATGTACCTACATAGTTTGTATTTAGTGTTGTTTTGACTGGCGCAGGAGTCAATAATGGTGCTCCTGTAATTGTGTTCGATGTAAAATTTGCAGTATTTAATGCCATTTTAAATTTGTTTTAATGTTTGTTTGTTTTATTTTTTCCTAATTCGTAAACCACCATCAAAATCATCATTACTCATTACTCTCATTTTAGGACCATCACTATTATTTGTAACTTCTTTAGAATCTCTAACATTCATATCAATGTTTTTCATTCCTTTAATCACATTATTAGTAGAATCTGCTTTACCTTGTTCATAAAAAAACTTAGCAAAACCATCTGGGTCTCTAAACATAGCCAAAGCTTTGTGATAACTATGAGCGTCTTTCAACACTCCATTCTCATCTAAATGTTTTTGAATCACCGAAGATATATCTGATTGAACCGTTTTGGTTTCATTTACATCTTTAGGTTTATAAACTTGTTTTTTATCTCCTAAGTTAAATTCAAATCCTTTGAACTCGTTAGAAAATAACTGCGAAGTTTTATCATCAAACACTTTTGCTTTAGCTTGAGCAATTTGCTCCGCTTGTTTTGATTGTGTTTCATATTCTTGATAGAAACTAAATGCTTTTTTATAATCTTCTGTAACTTCAGCTGCTTTAGACCCTAAATCAACCTTATATTGTTCCTTCAGACCATTTAGATACTCTTTAGCTCTAAACAATTCTTCTTTTAAAGCCACCTGCTTTTTTTTAATTTCTCTGTCGTCATCAATTTCTTCATCAAAAGAATATTCTTCTTCTAGTAAGTAATCAATATCAGCATCGTCAAGATGTGGCTTTGTTTGTTTGTAGTACTCTTTTAATGTTTCAGTACTATTTGCTTTATCCCAGTCTTTGTTAATTTTAATGTAGTTGTCTACACCATACTCCATTAACTTTTTTACATCCTCTGGAAGCTCAGCTTGTTTTTCATTCTGTGTAAGAACTTCGTCTAATGACTGGTATTCTTTTTGATACCTATCTTTTAAATAATTAAGGACTCTAGCATCGTCAATATCATTTACTACAGGTTCAACTACATCTTCATTCGTACTCTCATCTTTTAAACCATTTTCAAAATCTGCTTGAATCTGTGCTTCTTGCTCTTGAATTGAAGCTGGTTCTTCAGCATCAACTACTTTAAATGTCATTCCCATAATGTATTTGTATTAAATTAAATTTTTTGCAAAGGTATATAAATTATTTTTATTCAACTTTAAACAAGTCATCCATACCACCTAGACTATCTTCCTCATTAAAATCTATAGGACTTAAATCTTGTTGTCTTTGATTTATCATCTTACTTTGCTGAGTAGCTTGTAGTTTAGTTCTGGTATCTTTCCTATCCTCTTTATCCATATCTTTTTTATGAATTAAATCCATCTCAGCTTGTTTTACTTGACCTTGAAAACCTTGTTGTAACTTGATAAGTTCTGATTTATATTGAAACTCCATCTGCATTTTTTCCATATCCATTTGATGTTTCATTTGTTCTAATTGTGCATCACCTTGAGAAGTTGCTTGTATAACTTGAAGTTTACCTTGAGATGTAGCTTGAGCAAGTTGAGCTTGACTTTGAGCCTGGCTTTGCATTGTCTTAGCTTGTAACTCTTGGTCTCTTTCCTCTTTACGTTTCTTCTTAACTTTTAGTAACTGAGATGCTATTTTAATATTCTTCACATTACGAATATCTATTGCATCATCTATATCAATTTTACCTGCTGCTAATGCTGCTTGAATGTTTTGATTTAACAACTGAGTTTCTTCTTCGTCTGGCATTAAATTAATGTATATACCAAAGTTGTACAAGTGTAGGTCTTTAATTTTATTAATTACATCTATACTTCCTCCTCCAATCATTAATGCAAAATCATCACGCATATCAGAGTACTCAAGAAGGTCTGACATTCTATAACATATACATTCAGCAATCCTTCTAGTCATAAATAAACCACTTTGAAGAATATGTCTTGTAGCTGTGTTAGAGTTTAAAGCTGCTAGTTTTTGAAGACCTACTAAACTATTCTCATCTGGCATACTTCCATCACGAGCCTCATTAAGACCTGTGCTTTGACGAATCATATCTAGGTAGTGATTATACATACCAAGAAGACTTTGTAGCTTAGCGTTAGCTCCTGAAGCTGTAAGCTCTTGAATTGGCATACGAGCATTATTAAACTCTCCATCTTCTGTGTAACTTCTTCCTACAACTGACCCTGTTTGAAAATATAAATTTAATGCTTGTTCTGGACTATATGTTTGACCATTTCCTAAATTCACACCATTTAATCCATCTATATCTAAGAATACACCATCAGGTTTCATTCCAGAGATAACTTGCTGTAGCTTTAAGTGTGTAAGTTGTATTTGGTCTGCAAAAGGAATCATTCTTTTAACTAATGAATCTATTGCTCCTCTGTACATTCTTGGAGCTGACATAACGTATGGAGGGTAAACTTTAGATATAGCAGATTTAGGTCTAACCATATTTTTCATTACCTCCCACTTTAGCAAGTAATTTGTACCCATAACCAATATTCCCTCAAACCAAACATCTATTCTTTTAGATATTTTTTCAAATTGAGCATCATCAGTTTTAGGTCCTTGAAAGCTATCATCTCTCTCAATTACTTTATCTCCACCGTTAGCATTTCTTTTTTTCTTATAAACTACATTCAAATCACTTTTGTATGAGAAGAACAATAGTGTTGCTGAATTGTTTCTAATGTTTCCTCCTAATATTGTACCTCCTTGAATGTTTTGGTAAGCATCCCATTTAGAAGCTAACTTAGAAATTTCTTTAATCTCTTCTTGAGTTAAATTAGGATTTAATTTTTTTAGCTCTGTAATAGGCACATTTTTAACCTCTCCAAAATAATAACAATCTTGAAAAGTAGGGTCTTCAGTTGGACTAAATACCATATTTGCAGGATCGCAATATTCTATTCTAACTCCATTGTGTGTATCAAAAGAATGTCTAACTGCTGAAACACCTAATATAACTTGGTCTTCATCTGTTCTTCTTTTAATTAAATCGTAGTTATTTATATTTAAAACATTCTCAATAGCTTTTTCCTCAGCAATCTCAATCTCATCCTTGTAGAACTCCATGTGCAAATCAAGCTCTTGCTTGTTCTGTGGCATTTCTTCTTCAGGAATTGGATACATATCAATACCTAATAAATTCTTAGCATCTTTCAATAGAGGAGCAGCTACCATAGCTTTCTCTACCTCTGTCTTATATCTATTCTTTTTATCTGAAGATATGTTATCTACTGCCTCTGCTTTAACTTCATATTGCCTAGTAGACATTCCATTAACAACTATATCAACAAACTTAGGTATAATTGGAAGTGGTGTCCAATCTAAATTAAGGTAAGAAATATCTCCATTAACAGACATCTCTTTCTTATATTTTTGAACTGATTGTTCTCCTCTTGCGTATAATCGCAATTTATGGAAGTGGTCTCTTGTAGTATAAAACCTTGAACCGTTTAATGATGTTTTTCTGAACCATTCCGCTGTAATTGCTTGCCCCACGCTCCTACCATAATCCTCACTTTTCTTTATCTCATCAGTAGCTAGTTGATCAGGAAAATATATGTTAGGCATAGTTAAATCTTGATTCATATATGTTTTTCTTTATTTTAGTAATTCGCTGTGCATTCCTTTATTAGAATATCTTGCAAAATTAAACATTATTTCGGTATTATTTCGTATGGGTTTTGTAACGTATGTTTGATTAGCCATAATAGCAAGACCACTACTGATGGTTGCATCAAATTTTGTACGGTTAGCAATATCAAAATTAGCCCAATCTAAAAGAGTTCTATTAAAATACATATTACCAACACTACCTTCTTCTCTAAACTCGCCACTATAATCTACTCCTACATATTGATTTATATATGCCTCAATAGCATTTGCTTGTAACTCAATAGTTTGCGTAGATGATGGAATCCCTCCTAATTCTTTTTCTGAGGAAGACAAATCATTCTTATGTTTGTCTGGTCTATTCAAAGAGAAACCACGATACCCTCTATTGGAAAAATACTTTAACTGACCTACTTTGTTATTCTCAATTAAAATTGGCATACCATAAAACACACAAGCCATTAAACAATTCTCATAAAACTCCTCTGAAGTTCTTGGTCTTGCAATGTATTCTAAAAAAAAATGATTACTAGGTGCGTCATCCATATTAAATTTTGTTAGTCCGTGAAAAGAACCTTTAGATCCTCCTCCTCCAACTACACCTGATATGTCATAAGTATCACAACCAAAGCTCCCAACGTGTGCGTTACCTGCATATTTCCTCCCATTTTTTATCTCTATGTTATTACGCATTCCAGGCTTAGGTAGCCAAGTGGTTTTAAAATCTCCATCATTACAAGGTGTCCATATAACCTCTGTATCTTTTATACCATTCTTCCAAGAAAACTTACCTGTTGTAATTACTCTTGAGTGTTCTAAACCATCATTATAATCTATCTGTTCGTATATCTTTGAAAGGTCAAACAAACTATTCTTAGCTTCATCACGAAATGCGTGTCCTTCTGTTCTAGGATTTTGTCTGTAAAACTCATTTAACGCATCAGAATCTTTTTTTAAACTCTCTACGCTATTCTCAAAATAATCTAATACTCCATCAAGAATATAACCTCCTTGAATATCTTTAATAGGTTTCTCAGGAGTTCTAAATACAGGGAAACCATAAATATCAATGTACCCCTCAAAGTTCCACTCCATAGGTATGAATAAAGCATAAAGACCACTCATAGTCCTTCCGTTCTTATCTCTCTTGGTTACATCACTATTGTAGTATAATTTTTTAAAGTTATCACCTCCATTTGCTTGAGAATTACAAGTACTTCCCATCATACACTTCCCTATAAGTTTACGACCAACTCTTAAACAAGTTTGTGTTACTTTCCAGTTATTTGAAATGTTATTTGGTCTTAACCATTTCCCACTTTCATCGTGCACAAGTAGTTTTAATTTTTCCCCATCATAAGAGTTATCTCCTGTGTTAGCCCAGTCAATAGAAGTATCTAATCCTTCCATCTCATCTTGAGCATCAGACATATTATTCTTTGTGATTTTAGACGCTGGAACACGGTAAGATATTTCTGTTTTAGGTTTATCCATACCATCCATAATCGGTTTAAAGAAAAAAGGGTAATTACTTGAGATTGGAACTACTTTATCAGTAAACATTTTCTTAGCATCACCTCCTGTTTTAGAAAGGATACCAAGCCTACTATCTTTAGATATTGTAGCTACATTTACAAGTTCAGAACTACCCATAAAAGAAAATCCAGAACGTCTATTCTTTAAGTAACAAATACCAAAACTCCTATCATCTGCTTTACAAGCCTCCCAAAATATCCAATAAATTCTATTGCTCTCTCTAAATTCAGGAAGACCAATATCAATCTTTGTCCATTGAAGGTACATATAGTGAGAACCTGTAATGTAAGAGGGTTTTCCATTATTCATAAAAAACATTCCTTCATCTCTCTTATTAAATTCTTCTTCTATGTAATCTACCCATTTACCTTTAAATTCTTTAGGCATACTATTCCATTGAAAGATAGTCTTGATTTTTGATAGTTCTTTAGGGTATTCATCAGCTTCCCAATATTGCTCTTCAGGTTTTTTGTCTCTAATTTTTACTTTATTTGGGACAGAAGGTAATGCAACTTTAAGACCTTGTATGTTATATATCTCTCCTATAGTTCCATCTTTGGATATTACAACTACATCAAACTCTTGATTATATCCATATTCCCACCCCTTCTTTTTATTTCTTTTATCTATTTCTTTTTGAGGAATTAAATCTATTACAGTGTAAAGACTACTTTCCTTTGTTGCTTCGTTTTTCAGCAAAGCTTTCAAATTTTGGCTCATCTTTAGTTGAATTAGGATTATCTTCAAGAATGTCTTGTTCTCTTTGTATCTTATCTAAAATATAAAAAGCATCATCAAGAGCTGTTTTCTTTGCAAGTACAGCATTACGCATTTTGTCAGCTGTTATATCTACATCGTCATTGTCGGATATAATTTCATCAGCAAGAACTTTTATAAGTTCTGTAACAGATTTATAAGCAGCTTGAATAATCTGCTCTTTTAATTCTTTATGATTATACATTTAATTTAATTTAATTACTATATCATTGTCTGTCATTCTATATAGCTTCTCATCATCTATCTCGAAAGCATACTCACTATTCTTTTTAAAACCGACTATATCTCCAGGTTTAAAACCTAACGCTATTAAAGCAGGACATCCATATATCAATTCTCCAGAATGTTTCTCTTCTTTTTCTGTGTCGTAAAGCATTTCTCCTTGTTTGTTTTCTATTGGTCTCACGAAACAATAATTTAAGTTTGAAGACCATTCACTGCCCTCCTCATCTTTTCTTTTTAAATATATTCTTTCAGGACTAACCACATAATCACCATCTCTAAAATACTCTGGACTTTGCGTTTGTCTTCCCTTCATGTCGTAGTAAGTTCTAAATACATTGTGGTGTAACACTACTATATCTCCAACCTCAATATTTCCTTGATAATTTATAGGAAGTTCTTTTACTTTACCAAACCTATTAACGTGTTTTGATGATTCTAAAGAAGTGTTTACTGTAAACTGTAAACCATCAACTATTTTAAAATTGTTGTATTTTTCCCCATAAGGAGAAATTATAAAATTGTATGGACTCCTCATTAGTAATTTATATTAAATTCAACAAGGATTGGTAGGTTTTTATTTGGATTTTTCCATACCACTATTTCTTTACTCGCATTCTCTATCCATACATAGTATCCATCACCAATATCTGTAATAGCGTGTATGACATTAGACCCTCCTAATACTTCTTGTCCAACTATATAGTGCATTGAGTTTTTATAATCAAGACCAATAGTTATCTTTCTTATTTCATTTTTATTCATTTTATTTTATTTTATTTAATTCCTTGCAAATTTATGCTTTTTATATTAAACAAAACTTTTTACTAAAATAATTTCTTTTTCTTCTTCAATAGGAATATTGTTTTTAAATAACTCTTTAAAATCAATTTTTTTATTTAACCAAGTCTTTAAAATGTCAGTTGTTATCAATTCAAAATCAATAAAACTACTCTCTATAGGGTTTTCAAGTTCTAAAGTTCCAGAAGTATCTCCACAAATCCACTCAATAGATTTTATTACATTGGTTAATCCTTCAAATAGCTCAACATAATAAACATTTAATATTTTTAATTCCATAATTTTAGTTATTTGCTATTATTATCCAGTTTGCTCCTGTAGATACAACATTTATATATTTATTCAATGTAGCACCTAAAGCTACTGTTGTAAGTCCATCTATGGTTTGAGAAGATGTAGTTGCTACTGTTACAAGTGATGCTCCAGTATTTTTTATTATATAATTTTTTCCAGCACATCCAACAGCTGTTGGTAATGTTGCAGTAACTACTCCAGTTGTTACATGAATCAAATAATCAGATGTTTTTATTGAATAACTACTTGTAATTGCTAAATAAGGTAACACAACACTACCTGATACAATTTCTATTCCTCTAAAATCTTGAGCAGATGTTAAAGTAGGATTTATATATAAACCTCTTGTTATACCTGTGGCGACTCCTGCTGTTTGATTTATTATATTTGCAAGTGTTATACCATTGTAAGTTGCTAATCCAGTTGTAGGGTTAAAAGTTTCAATAGTTTTAAATACACCACATTCATTACTTGTAGCTGTTCTTGATCCTGTAACGCTACTTGCGAATATACCATAACCTTGCTCAGTTGTAAGATTATGAAATAATCCTATTGCTTTTCCACTTGTTGAAGTTCCTGATGTTATTCCTCCTGATAGACCTATTGTTGGAGAATATACTGGAAGCCCAAATGCAATAAAACCATCCTTTGAAATTGAAAATTTAGGTGTTCCAGAAACTTGAAATTGAAAAGGTACTGCATTATATAAACTTGCGGTATTTGTAACATTTATTTTTAATGTAATAGGATTTCCTGAAGCGTTGTTCCAAGTTTGTTGCAAATCTAACAAAGAACCTTGTAATCCTGTTCCTGCTAAAGTGGTATCTATTAATGTTACTTTACTTGTTGTAGAAATTCCTCCTACTCCAAGAGTTGTTCCATTATCTTGAATTAAACTATCTCCTAAAGTAGAAGTTCCTGTTGCTTTAGGTATATATCCTGATGTTAATGATAATGTTGCTTGTTTGCCATTTAATTGTGTTTGTATACTACTTGTTGCACCTTTTAGCCAAGTTAATTCAGAGAGTGAAGGATATGTTGCAGTATCTAATGATTGAATGTTTTTGCTTGCATCTAAAGCTAATATTTGAGATGCAGTTAATGAATTTAATATTGGTGCTGTAGAAAATGTTTTAGCTCCTGCTATTGTTTGACTACCTGTCGTTATTACTCCTCTTGCTGTAGCAGAAGCATCTGGAAGATTAAATTTATGGTCAGTTCCTGAATCAACTATTGCAAAGTCATTTCCAGTAGTTCCTGTAGTTAATGTTTGAGTAGCTCCTGTTAAAGAATTTATGGCTGTTAATCCTGTACCTGCCATTATACCACTTTGTTGTGTAACTGTTAATATAACTGATGGTATTATTGGATGAGCAAATGGAGAAGTTTGTGCTGCCTCATATAACAATCTAACGTGTGTATCTGGTGTACTCCACATTAATTGATAATAATACCCACCAACTACATTTAATACATAATTCCAAGAAGCTATTGTTTGTGAAGCAGTTGCGCCACCAGTCATTACTATTTTACCACCACTTCCTGGAACATCTACTCCGTTTTCTCTTAACCATATATCAATAGAATCAGTACCACTATTTGTTCTATCAAATTGTGCTGAAAACTGAATATTATAAACTCCTGTATTAGCAATAGTAATTCTTGTTAAATTACTGCCATCACTTACAACTGTTACTCCGTTGTTTAAATCAGTCATACCAAACTTTATTGCATAAGGTGTATTTATAGCAGCAGCAGTTTGTATAGTTCTATCTTCAAATGCTCCATAATAACCTGTTGGTGTAGGAGTTGCTGTATTAGTTAATATTCCACCTGATAGCGTAAGACCTGAACCAATAGTTATTTGTTCCATTACTCCTGTACCAGCCGTACTTCTACCTATCAACTTGTTAGTTGCCATAGATGTAGATATTACAGGTGTAGTTCCTCCACTTGAAGTTATAGGACTTGTTGCTGTAACACTTGTAACGGCTGTAGTTAAATATGTATTGCTATCTAAACTACCATCAGCTTTAACAAATTGAGAGGATGTTCCTGATATATAGGATATAGTTCCTGAAGTTGATTTTACTATTCCACTTCCTGATAAAGGAGCTTGATAATTTGTGGATACTGATATTGTTCCATCTGATGCTATTGAAACTCCATCTCCTTTTTTAACACCTCCTAATACTGATGATGTTGCTACAGGTAAAGTGTATGCACTTCCTGTACTTAAATAAGTAGCATCTGCATATCCTTTGTCTATAAGAGTTCTTGCATCAAAAGTGCCTGATAAATCTGTTTTATATTTAAACAATGTTGTACCTAAGATAATGCCATCTTGCTGTATTCTAAGTCTTTCGTATGGAGACAACCCATTTGGTTGATTTGTTGCAAAAACAATATCAGGTCTTCCTTCACTATTTGATATAAAATATATACCTGCTCTAACATTACCAGCGTTATAATCTTGACTTTGTATTCCTGATACTGATCCTTCAACTGGATAATTGTCAGGTGTTGGGTTTGGTATAAAATTTATTATAGCAGGATTTTCTGAATTATTACAACCATATTTAGTAGAATTTCTTCCAAATATATTTAATCCAGCATTTGTGTTTGTTGCACTTGTTCCAAATAATAAAACTTTTCCAGAGTTGTTATTATAAATATCGTCAGCTACTTTAGTCCAATCAGTTATAAATGTTTTTTCTACTAAATCTCCATCTCCAATTCCTGTTTTATACCAATATTCTTTTCCTGCAATATTTACAGTAAGTCCTCTATGCCTTACAGAAGATAATATTGAAGTGTTAGCTTCACTAACAGTTGCATAAGGAGATAATCCATTAAAATATTTATCGTCAAGAGGTTTTTGTTGTCCAACTCTTATACTGTCTGTTAAATTAATTGCCATTTTTTATGAATTTCTTAATTGTATATTAGTTGATTCTGTTATTAATCCTGGACTAACGTGTATTTTGTAATTTACATTTGACCATAAACTAGTTGTACAAGCTAAAATTGTAGCAGAGCCAAATACTCCTCCAGGAATACTACCATTACTTAAAGCTGTTACATACCATACTGTTTTAGTTGTTGATGTACTTGGATATGCTACAGCTAAATATTGTCCAGTAGCAGCAAAAGGAATACTAATTGTACCTGTTGAATCACTCACAACTTTATTTGCTGTTCCTGAGTTAATTGCAGATTGCATATTTGCAGCAGTAATTGGTGATGATGATTTATACCAAAAATATGGATATATACCTTGCACTGTTGTTGATTGCGTTGTTGAAGTTGCTCCTGCTAAAGGAATATCAAAATTCCCTCCTTTACTATTTAATGGTTGAATACCTGTTGCGTAAGTAACAGTTGCATTAAATGTATTGCCAGTTTCTAAAAGCGTAGGTGTTATTGATTTTGTATTGCTACCTTGTGCAACTCCATCAAATGAATAACTTGACGCAGTGCCAGCTCTATATCCTTGAGTAACTGTAGGTTGCCAAATGCCAGATACTATGTTTCCTAATATGTTGCCTTGATTAAAATTAAATGTTAATGTAATAGCTGATGAACTTCCAATTTCTCTGACACCTGCATTATTAGTCAATGAAAAACTTGGAGGAGTTAAAGTAGGATTAAAAGTTTTAGTTAGTAAGTCTTCTACAAATGTTTGTAAAGTAGTTCCAATAGGTATTACTTGTTGGGCTGCTACACCACCAACTTCGACATCCGCAGTTACAGCAGCTGTTGTTACAGAGGGAACAGGAGAAGTTATTGTTGACCATGAATAAGAAACATCGTTTAATGTAATTGCGTCAAGGTCTATTGTTAAATTATGACTTGAATCAAAATTATCAATAATTTTTATTGTTGGAAATTCGTCTTTGTTTAAATATAATTGTCTATTATTTACAAAATTTGTTGATTGTATAAACGCTGTACCAGTACCACGATAATTAGATATGCCATTTCCACTATTAACTACACTTTGTAAAGTAGGAATTGAAGATGAAGAAGGAGAAGAATAAAGAGATATTAAATAATCTTTATCTTCTAATATACTTCCATTTCCTTGAATAAATTCTAAATCAACAACAAAAAAATTATTATCAGGAATATAAGGAGTGATATTTGTTATTTTGTAAACACCAAATTCATTTATATTCTCACCTCTTGAAAGTATTATTTTATCACCATTTATGAAGTTTAAATATTGAGAAATAGAATTTCCTTTTAAACTTTTATTACTCATTAAAAATGTAGAGATAGAAGAAAATAAAACTGAAGGTCCTCTTTCTGTAACAAAAGATATAGTTCCATCACTTCTTTGTTCTCCTATGTTTAATGTTTGATAAGTAAATTTTAAAAATGGAGAGTCTATAACTTGAGAATGATTATAATATTCAGCTAAAGAAGTAGGTGTAAAATTTTTTGTTTCGTTATTATTATTAGAGTCAGTTCCTATCCACTTATCAGTAGCAGTTACATTGGTATCTTTAATATAATTATTTATCCTCATTTAATGTATTTTTTATATAAAACATAACCTACAATAATTAAAACAAGTATCCACCAATAAGACAAAATACTTTCTATTCTCTCAGATTTTTTTATAGATGTTTTTTTTGAAGAATCTTTCCTTTCTTTTTTTGCAAATACAATATGTTTTTGATTGATTTCAGACACTTTTTCTATCTTGTCTATAGCAATATTGTTCTTGTGTTTTTTAATCCTTAAAATAGCATTTTTTACAGTGTCTCCTTTATAGATAAATGGTTTTGTTTTATCTATAGGGGATATTTCTATTTCAGAACCTTCAGAACTATCAATTACTTTTGTTTCTATATTGGTATTTTTAATTGCTTTAGAAGAATCTACTTTTTTTATTTCAACAACTTCTTTTTTTATTTCTTCAACTTCTGTTTTATGTACTTTTCTTGAACCACAAGATATAAGACTTACACATAAAATTACTGCAAACATTATTTTTTTCATTTTGGAAGTCTTTTAATTACTGAGTTCATAACTGATTTTAATTGGTCTGCATAATCTGGAGCTGTTGCATATCCAGCTTTACTTATCTCTTCAAAAAATTTAACTGGATTATTTTTAACCAATAAAGCTTTAGAGTATCTAGGATTTTTTAAAAAAAAACTTATGTGGTCCTCAAATCCTTCAGCTGGTGTTTTGTATTTTCTAAACCAATCTTTGACTGTGTATTTAAAAGTGCCGTTAGTTTGTTTTACTATGCTTATAACTTCAGGATATTTAACAGAGTCTTTTGAATGATACTCTGTTGTCGTAATTAATTGCTTGTCTTGTTTATTTCCTTCACTCCATTTAATACCAAAGAAATTATTTCCCAAAGCTTTCTTACCCCAACCACTTTCAAGCGCTCCTTGAGTAAGGGTTATTAAATAATTAAACCCTGTTTCGTTCTCTACTTTTTTTGCTTCTGGTAAATATGTTTTAACAAATTCTTCTGGAGTCATATATTTTTTTATTTCTTAAATATTTTTTCAAATGCTGTAGCGGTTAAAGCCGTACCTGCTAATGCCGTAACAGCCTCTACTAATATATCTGTGTGAAATATAAACATAGCAACTATTAAAGACAATGAACTTATGACCCCAATAAATCTCTTTGAACTATTAGGGTCTTGTGTGTTCAATAATGATTTTAAAAATTCAATCATCTTTTTTTCCGTTTTTCCAATCAATTAACTTTAACAAAGTATATATTATAGATGCTACTAAAAGAAAAATTCTTAAAAATGTTTCTAACTTAGAAAATGACAATGTAAATGCTAACAAATTGACCGAGTATATCCTTAAATCTTGTATATTCATTATTTTATGCACCAGTATTAGTTCTTAAAAAAGTAAGAAGCTGAGCATAAGTTAGAGTATCAAAATTATCTCCTCCAGCTGAATCATAAATATCAAAACCCCCAGTTTTAATAATACCTCCCATTCCTCCTAAAACATAAAAATATAAATTTGGAGAAGGGTCTCCATCTACATTTTCTATTCTATAGTATATGTATTTTGCTGGAAGGCATAATACTTCTTGTGATGTTACAAGATCTGTTACTACTATATAATTATTTGTTTTTGCTATTGAATATTGTGCTGCCATTTTTTTATTTTTTGTTTTTAGTATTATTTACTTTTTCTTTCCTCCACCTCTTGCTCTATTAGCTTTAGCACTCTCTAGTTTAGTTACCTTACCACCAAAATGAGATGCGTCTAATCCATCGCCATTTCCGTAAGTTCCTTTTTTTCTATTATAAGCATTAGCTTCCTCTCTTTTTTTTATAGCAGATGGTTTTGAAGCAGCTTCTCTTGAGGTATCTCTATGTTTTTTTTTAGCCTCTGGATTATCTCTATAATACTTAGCTGTTCTTCCTAAAGGCATTATTACTTCATTTTCTTTTTAGCTACAACTATTGCAACTTTACCTTGCATTTTTTTAGCAGCAACTTTTTTAGCCATAAATTTAGCCTCTTCATTTTTCTTTACAGTTTTGCTCTCACCTTTCTCGTGTTTCATCATAACTGCTTTAGAAGGATATTTCTCTCCTGTTTTTTTCTCAACAATCATTGCTGTTTTTTTTGTACTTGTTGTTTTCATTTTTTTGTTTTTGTCTAGGTTTTTTAATATATTAACTTGAGTTTCATTGAATCTCATTACTCTATGGTTTAAGGATAATCCTACATCCATTATTTTTTTTTGTTTTGAGGCATTGATTTTTTAGGAAGTTCTTTTGGTCCTTTTCCTTTTACCTTTGATTTACCAGCTACTGATAATGCAATAGCAATAGCTTGAGCTTTAGACTTTCCATGAGACATTTCAGTCTTGATGTTTTTCCCTACGTTTTCTCTTCCTTTTAATAGTGGCATAATTTTTATTTTTATATTTTTTAATTGTAAACTCTAATTTCTATAGATTTATTTACTAAACCATTTGTTCTTCCATTTTTGTCACATAAAAGAAATTCTATGTAATCAACAAATTGTTCTTCTCCATAGACTGTTAATTGTGCTATTTGTGGTGATTCTGTAATGTTATAGTTTTCAGGACCTATAAATACAATTGTTTTTCCAATTGTAAATAAATTATTGGAATTTAAAACATAATCTCCAACATTATTATATATCCACCATACATTACCAATAGTATTTTCTAATACTTTTACAGTTGGAGATCCTGTATCATATCGTAAATATACATTTATTCCCCAACTACTAGGAACTTCTCCTGTTGCTACAAAATAAGTTCCAAAAGCATTACTTGGAGCACCAACATTTGTAAAGTCGTGATTAGCTCCTCCTCCATCATCTATAATTTGATATGTAGTACCAATAGTTAAATTGGTTTGATATAAAGGTTGTAAAGAACTTGTTCCACTCTGTGTTAATAAAGCTGTAAATACTTTATACTTTAATTCTCCACTTCTAACATAGTTTCTAAGATCTCCTAAAGTAAAGTTTTTAGTTTTATTCAAATCATTACCTATTGATCCATCTGTTCCAATCAATGTATCGGCATCATTTAATTCAGTATCTAATAAATAGTTTTGTATCTTCATTTTTTATTTTTTATATGGGAACTTTTTATTTAAAACTTTTTTTCTTTTTTCGCAATCTCCACAATCTTTTCCTCCATTCATTTTTTTAACCAATGGTTTAATTCCAGTGAATTTAGTTAGTTTTTCTACAGTATCACCCAATCCTTTACTTTTTTTTGCCATAATTATTTTTTATTTTTAAATCTTTCTCCAACTCCAGAAGTCCTTCCTTCTCTATATACTTTAGATTTAGGACTCCACAAGTCGTGCATAGACCAATATCCAGCTGTCAATTTAGATTGCTCTCCTTCTCCAGCGTGTCTCTTTCTATATTGCTTTCTTGCTTCAGAACTATAGTTTGAACTATATCCTTTAGCTCCATATCTAACTATTTTTTCTTCTCCTCCAGAACAAGCCTTAACTACTCTTTTGTGCTTACCATCGTTAGCAGGTCTAGGTTTGTTGCAAGGCATATTCTTTTTATCTATTGGCATAAATATGTTTTTTTAATCTGTGCAAAGTTACATATTTTTTTATTTTACATTTGCATATAAATTTAATTCAATAGTATGGGAAGAATAGCAGGAAGAAGAAGAATGTACAAAAAAGGAGAGAGAAAGTACACCGTTCAAAAATTAAAAACAGTAGCAAGAAAACCTAATTACTTATACTCAGAGAAGGCATCTACATACCTAAAGTATATTCGTGTTGTAAGAAAGTACATACAGAAAAAATATGAGCTTAGCATATCTGAATTAGAGTTGGTCTTATATCTTTATGATGAGAGTATATTTGATAATAAAACTTTTGTAGAGTATTCTTCTATACTAGGTTTCTCAACTATAGATTGGTTACACCGTTTGAAAGAAAGAGGGATAGTGAAGAAGTGGAGAGATGAGCCTGGATATAAAAGATTATATACATTAACTCACAAATATAAGATTGCTTGTAATAAACTATATAAACACCTTGAAGGAGAGCCTATACCTACTAATGTAAATCAAAACCCTTTGTTTAAAGTGTCTGCATCTTATAGTGATAAATTGTATGCAAGGTTAATAAAACAGATGAATAGAAAAAGAGAGGAAGGAAAAAAGAATCCAGACCTCTCTTAATGATACCAACTTCAGAAGAAACTATTTATCTTCTAACACCTCTTCTGTAGGTTGTGTTTTCATAGCTAACAAAACATTCAATGCGTCATTAACCACCGCAGAGTCTTTTAAATTAAAAACTCCTTTTTGAGCAGATATATTTAATGCTTGCTCGATAACTGTAATTGCTTGATCTAAATTCATTTTTATTTATTTATTTATTAATTAAAGTACTATTCTAATGTCATTCTCGCTAATGACTAGGTATTTTCCGCCTTCTATTCTTAATTCACTAGCATTAGTTTTATCGTAGTAAATTTTATCTCCAGGTTGAATACCTTTAACCAAATCACCTGTTAGAAATACATCGGCAAGTTTATACCGTATCTCTCTATCGTTTGCTTCAGTTATTACTAAACCAACTTTGTTTTTAACCTCCTCTTTAATTGGGGAGATAACTATTGTTCTTCCAAATGCTTTTGCCATTACCCTTGTCTTTTATTAGTTATTGTAGCCTCTGTAGTCAATAAAATAGAGGAAACAGATACTGCATTCTCAACAGCATTACGAACAACCTTAGTCGCATCAATAACACCCATTTTAAACATATCCCCACATTCTTCTGTAATTACGTTATATCCATATCCTTTGGTATCCTCTTTAAATATATCTGCTAATATTTCATCTACACCAACACCAGCATTTTTTAATATTTGGTCAAATGGAGAATGTAAAGCAGACATTATTGAAAAGTATCCTTTATTGAAATCGCTTTGAGAATTTAATTCAAATGGGTCTTTAAACATTTTTAAGCCATTAAAAACATCAATCAATGCTATTCCTCCTCCAGGCAAAATTCCTTCTTCTAACGCAGCCTTTGTAGCTTTAATCGCATCATCAACTCTATCTTTCTTCTCCTTCATTTCAACCTCGCTATTAGCCCCTACTTTTACTACAGCAATCCCACCACATAATCTGCCAAGTCTGTCTTCGTAGTGCCATAGGTCTAGTTTGTTTTCAGAGAGTGAGATAGATTCTCTTACGTTAGAAACACGAGCCTCAATATCATCTATGTACTTCTCTCTATCTGTAATAAGAATAGTTTGGTGTACATCAGAAATACATTTAAAAGCCTCTCCTAAGTAAGATGCGTCAATAGTAGATAAATCATTCCCTGTTTCATCAGATGCAAGTGTAGCTCCTGTTAATGCACATAGGTCCTCTAGTAATTCAAACCTTTTGATACCAAATCCTTCAGGTGAAACCACATTAACTTTAATTACTCCTTTAGCTTTGTTTACGTTCAAAGTATTCATAACACCATCTTCAACATCAGAGATAATCAAGAGGCTTCTTTTGTTTTGCATAGCAGCCTCACATATTGGAAGAATATCCTCAAGACTTTTAATTTCTTGGTCTGAGATAAATACTAATGGGTTTTCTAACACACACTCTTGTTTCTGTTGGTTTGTTATTAAATAAGGAGAGTTATACCCCTTCTTAATTTTAGTTCCATCAATAACTTCAACGTATGTTTTAGAAGACATACTTTCCTCCATAGTTACAACACCATCAACACCAACTTTTAAGTAAGCACTTGCAATAATATCACCCAGCTCACTATCATTATTAGCTGAGATTCTAGCTACGCTTTTAAGGGTCTTGTTGTTTACCTTCTTACTTTGTTTTTTCAACGCTTCAACAATGTCGTTTGAAGCCATCTGCATACCCTTTTTAAACTGAGAGATATTTGTCTTTTCATCAATTAATGTAATTGCTTTGTTTACAATGCTTTGTGTTAATACTGCTGTGGTTGTAGTTCCATCGCCTGCGTTATCAGCACTTCTTATAGATGCTTGCTTGATAATACTTGCTCCTAGATTTTCTGTGGGATCAGATAGATTAATAGACTTTGCTACTGTAACACCATCTTTTGAAAGGTGAGGAAGACCTCTCTCATCTTCTATTGCAACATTTCTTCCTGCTGCACCTAATGTAACTTTTACTGCGTTTGCAACAATGTTTACACCGTTAATTAATTTTTCTTTGGCATCATCTCCAAAGAGGATTTCTTTTTCAATCATAGTTTTAATTTAATTTAATTTGTTTTATTCCCAAGTAAGTTTTAATTTAAAAATAAAGAAGTAAACTCCTACTTCGTTGTAATCATATTCTTGGTCTTTGTAGTAAAAGTCAAAACCAAATAGGCAAAGTTGTGGGGAGATTTCTAATTCTATTTCCATATTTATATTTAATTTAATTTAACCTTGCAAATATATATAATTTATTTCAATATATTTGTGTTTTAATATCAAACCAAATAAAAATGTACCAACAATTCATAGATAAGTGTGAAGAATTACTTTTAAACTTCAAAGAAACAGGAGAGATTGAATCATTATTACTCTTAGAATCATATTTATCAAACTTCTTAGATTACGCTGTAGATGATTACTTAGATGAAATCAATGACTCTAATACCACTCATTCAGTACCTGCCTCACATTTTAATTGGAACTCAAATAACACTTTATAAACTTCCCATCTTTATCATACAGTTTATCTAGTTTAAACTTATCATCAATGTGTTCTATGATATTATCTAGGTTAATTGTTTGAAACAACATCTGAAACTTGTTTACATTCATATCTGGGTCTTGAGAGTTATCCATATAGTGTTTGTAAAACCACATAAGGTCGTAATTACCTGTGTTACGCATCTCAATGTATTTTTCTATTTCTTGTGTTTTCATAGTTTTTCTATTTCTTCTCTAACGTTATACCAAAACCCTTTACCCAATCCAACTTCAGGCAAACCATTTATTAATGATTTTATTATTTCATTAACACAAATTAAAGCACATTGTTTAGAATTAAATCTACCTATTTCCATAGTCATTTTATCAAATAACTCTTGTGCTTTTTCTTTTGCTTTCTCTCTTGCTTTTTCAAGTCTTATTTCGTGAGCTTTAATAAACTCTTCTTTGTCTTTATTCATAGGTTTTCTATTTTATCTACGTCTATTAATGCTCCCATTTTTATTTCTCCATCAACAATATTAATTATTAAATCGCAATTATTTTCTTTTTTAAAAGCTTTTATTTTATAATTAAACATATCTTGTAGATATACTGCGTTAGTAAATATTGACTCGTATTTTTCATCAATATTATTCAAATTGTTTTTTTCTCTCCATTCTTTCACTCTTGCGTTGTGAGTTTCTATAAAATGTTTTTCGTGCTCTTCTATATTCATAATTTATTTATTTAATTGTTTTAACCATTTGTTATATTCGTCTAAAGCATTTTGTACATCATCTTCATCCCATAAATTGTAAACCGTATTGATGTGCAACTCTGATTTTTTAGATACACTTCTTTTAGTTAATCTACTTTCTAAAACTTCTTTGAATGATGATATAGCGTGAGTTATTTTCATTACGTTACATCCCTTTATAAATTCTTGGTATGAGTGCGTTGAAAACATAGAGTAGTTGTAGTTGTCTATATCTTTTTTAAACATAAAGTACAATCTTTTAACTGTTGATTCAGAAACCATACTAACTTTAGATATATCTTTTATAGTTAAGAAAGTATTATCATCATTACCTAATTCAATTAATAAATCAATAGCTCTCTCTATATTGTGTATTGATTCTATTCTTTTAGACTTATTGTAATGAGACATTACTACTTTTGATTTTCCATCATATATCTTTCCCTCAATCTCCCTATCTTTCTTACCAATCTTATCATAAGGTTTAACCCAAAAGAATTTTTTTGTTACAGGAGATATTTCATATAAACCTTCTCTAACCGTATTTATGTTGTCTAGTATTACTCCTCTATCAGCTATCAATTCTTTGGTATCAAAAAACTCCACACACAACAAATTCATATACTTAAAAAGAATAGATTGTTCTATGTCTGGATTCAAATAAGACAATACACCAGCTATTCTAAAAGCATTAGAGAAATTACCCCTTGATAATGATGTGTGAGCAGAAAATGAATCATACCCATCTTCTATGTAATAAGAGACCAGAGTGCCATTATGTATTACTTCTTTACCAACTCTTTTAGCTTCCTCTAAATCTATCCCATCCCATCTTAATACCAATTTGTATTTAGATAAATAATCTCCACTAGTTTTTAATTCTTCTGTTTTCATAGGTACAAATATACAACATATTTTCCACATTATATACATAAGTTACTAATAAATAAAAAGTATACAAGAGTGGTATCACTCATCATATAAGTTAGCCTTATAGAATGGTTGAGACCTATGTTGTATGTTTTTTTAGAATACCACATATCAGTAAGTTTTAGGTTATACCCCATTCTCCACCCTCTCACCTCTCCCCATAACCGAATATATTTCACCCCCCCCATAATTATAATTACATTTTGATTTTAAACTTTTTGCCTTTTTTCCTCCTATATATGTAACCGTAAATAAATAACCCTGTTTTAATTTTATAGGTTTTTTTTAGTAGGTCCATTTTGCGATACCTTGAAAAAAGTTTTTTTAGATGGTCCAAAAGGTTGTGTTAAACCAGCTCTAAATTCTAAAAACAGTTAATTTGTTTAAATAATCAATTTACATTATTATGTTTTCATAGTTTATATATTATGCTGCAATAGTTTAAATAGTGTTTATATTACATTATATATATGTTTTCGTTGTCCTTATATATATACGTGTTTTAATAGTTTTATATGTTAATTATTTTAAATTGGATTAAAAAATTATATCCTTGATACTCAACAACTTACAAAATACTTTTATTTAATTATGTTAAAGTTTTGTTAAAAATTTGGAAATAACATTTTAACCGCCGTATATTTGTACCGTTGCAATGAAGCAACAAAAAACATATTATAACTAAATTAGTTTTCGGAGCTTTTTAAAACCGACTAAAAAAATGAATACAACAGTAAAAAACACCAGTACAAAAAAAGTAGCTACAAAATTGAGCGTTACTGAATTATTAAAAGCAACTACCGAAAAAATCGCAACCCCTAAAAAAACAAATTTAGAGAGACAAAACGACCTTATAAATAAAGAGGACAAAACTACTTTTGACTGGGTAAAACTGGCAAATGTAACCGATAAAATAGAGGACAAAACTATTTCAAAGGTTTACAAAAATTGTATAAAAAACGTTTATTTAAAAAATATAACGGGACTAACTAAAACACCTACTTTTGAGGACTTCAAAGCTAAAATGTCAGTAAAAGAAACTTATTCAAACTGGGACGGATACAAAGCACTGGCTAAATTTAACGTAAAAAATAACACAGCTGCAAAGGTGAAAAGACAAAACAAAAAAGAGGCTAAAAAATAGCCTTTAAATAGGTGTAAAAGACTTGGCTTTTTTATCGGGTTCAATTTGCCCGATACACCACTAATAAATGTAAGGAATACACCAAAAACAAACGTTTTGAGGTCGTTAACTGGCGAAATGCGAGGACTTCAAAAAAGGCGAAACGCTATGTTTGTTATAACGTGCAAAAATTCTGGAAATATTTAGTAACCTTTAATATGAGGGACTGGCAAAGGTCTTGCCTACTAAATTTGACACGGAATACAAGAAACAACTACACTGAACCGTCAAGGGTGTAAGGCTATAAAAGTAGTCAGGTTTGAACTGCGAGGAAATTTATAGGGCTTTTTAAATACATTTAGAATGTATTATTTTAGTCAATACCATATTTGAAATATAGGGCAAAAAATAAAGATAATTATATATTTTAGGCACACCTTATAAAATAGGTGTGCCTTTATTATATGGTATGTTGCAAGGTGCAAAGGGCAAAATTATTTTGTCTTATGGGTTCGATTCCCATCATACCAACAACTGCAATAGTGCAGCCAAACAATAAAATAATATAAAAAAAAGAAAATGAAAAATTTAAGTCAATCAACTTGGGAGATGTGGTTTATTACATCAGTAACGGTATTTTTAGCAATGTTTTTTATCGGGGCGTTGCCAGGCAGTGTGGTCTTCTTCCCTTTATTCTGGTGGATGTTCGGGCCTGTAATCCTTAATTTAGTAGCGTGTATTTATGTTGGTCTTAATTCACAATCACATGAGGAATAATAAAAGGTATACGGAAAGCAAGGCAAAATCGAGTGATGCCGTTAAACAAATGGAAGGGTTTTACTCTTGGATGCTAAAAATAAAGAGCATACACCTAGCCGACAACGAGAGGATGTCAAGGGCATACCAAAACATATATAATAATGCAGTAAAGTAAAATAATATAAAGAAAACATGAGAAAACGTATATCAATAAAAATAGACATTAACGCAATAGGCTTAGAGATAAAAAATAATCAAGACAGAAAAAGGTCTTTATTTAGAGAGGCTTTAAGAGACGTTTGTGAGAGAGATAATATTCGTATAGGCGAGGCAAAAAAGACGCTTAAAAGTGAGCTTAAATGGCAGTGTATTAAAAGAAGTATTAATATTTTACATACAGAAAACTATATTATTAATTAAATTTTGTATATTTGCAGTGAGCAATCCACTACTTGCTGCATACTTATTTATAAAAACATATACAAACCCTTATTGAGTGTAGTGGCTCAGTAGGGGTTTTGTATTTTAAATTATGATAGGAATATACAAAATAATCAGCCCTAGTAATAAAGTGTACATAGGTCAGTCCGTAAACATTAGAAAAAGATTTAATGCTTATAGATATGCTAAATGCAAAGGACAAATAAAACTATATAGATCATTCATTAAATATGGCGTAGAAAAACATATTTTTGAAATTATAGAAGAATGTAATATTGAAGAACTAAATAAAAAAGAAAGATATTATCAAGATTTATATAATGCTATTTGTCCCAAAAACGGATTAAATTGTTTATTGACCGCAACTGAAACTAAAAGTAAAGTTTTTAGTAAGGAAACTAGAGAAAAAATGTCAATATCAAGAACAGGTAAAACTCAAAGTAAGGAAACTAGAGAAAAAGTATCTAAAGCAAATAAAGGTAAATTGTTTAGTAAAGAAACTAGAGAAAAATTATCTATAGCTGCAAAAGGAAGGATTAGGACAGAAGAACATTTAAAGAATAGATGTAAAATAATATTAGATACAAATAACGGAGTGTTTTACTTCGGATTAAAAGACGCATCTAAATATTCAGGAATAAATGAGCATACACTGAGAGCTAAATTAAATAATAGATTTGGACCAAACAATACCAGTTTAAGGTATGTATAATAAAATAATATAAACAAGTAAAGTAAAATAATATAATCAAATAGGTTGTGCCTTACCACTAAATCAAAAATGTATTCAAATTTAACAAAAGAGCAATTAATCGCACATTTAGAAGCAAAAGATGATATAATAGAACTTCAAGAAAGTACTATTGAAATGTATCTATCAGTAGTTGAATTAATAGAACATAAACTAAAAATGGTATTAGAATTACAAGAAATTCAAGAAGACAAATTAAATAAAATAGAACAATCAATAAAATAATATAAAAAAAAGATGAAAGCAAAAAACAAAACAACAGACGTACAAAGATTAGTATTTAGAATGGTTACAGAAAATACAGGGATTCACTTCTTAGATAGTGGTTTCTCAAATGGTCGTATGTGGCAACGCAACGCAAAGAAAACAATACAAGACTTTATTAGAGAGCCTGAAGAGTCATACACCTTTGACAATACCTACGGCTACATAGAGCGGACCGTATCTGTATTTCATTACTTATGTGGTCTTGAATTAGACGAGGTGTGCGAGAAATTCAATAGGAGAAACACTAATCCAGCCGATCACGATGGGAACACAGGAGTTCTAGAAGATACATACGGAGTTAGTGAACGTGCAGGCAACTGGCTAAAAGATAACCACGAAGTAGAAGTAGAGTACACCTTTAATACATACAATGGAGATAGCGACCTATCACAGATATTGCAAGGCAGTATAATGGAAATTGATGGAGATACTTACTACTTAATTCAAGTACACGGAGGGGCAGATGCTCGTGGAGGTTACACTGATGCAAAGTTATTTAAAAGAAGTCATTATTCAGGAGGCATACACGAATACTTGCAAGAGTATAGAGATAGTAGTGAGATTATGGATGACTTAAATGATGGGTATTTAGATGAGGTGGTAGATGATGGAGACAAAACCATTATATACACCTCACAACAAATATTAGATAGAATGCAAGAGATTAAAGATGAGGAACATAACAAAAAAGTTATGCAAGAACTTATGGATGAATGTACAAAAATTAAAAACTCATAACCTATGAAAACAATTAAAGAAAGATTATCAAAAGAATTTGGATACATGCCGACAGACAGTGAAGTTATAAACCTTTACAGATGTGGCGAATTAATATTAACAGATAAAGAGGAAGACTCTATATTAGAACATTTAGACCTATGAAAACACAAGTAATTAAAAAAGAGGTGGTGTATACAATGCCGTACACCACCGAATCGGATATTAAAAAAGCCTCACAGAAAAGAGAAAGGCTTTACGAGAAATGGAATAACGTGCAAGTATATCCTAATGGAATGCACGAGGTAAGAATAGTTTGTTCACAATCACAAAACATATAAAGCTATGAGAACAGTTATAACAGAAGAAGTTATTTACTCTTGGGAAGACGTAAAAAACAATGCGGAATTATTAGAGGTGGTCTTAGATAAAAATAGAGACATCAACATCGATCACGGTATGGAGTGGTGGGATATGGTATATGAAGACTGGACCGAGAAGTTGGAGGAGTTTGGCTACAGAAACATAGATATTTGTTTTAGTGGTTTCTATTCTCAAGGCGATGGAGCAAGTTTTACTGGCAATGTAGATGTATTGGAATGGATTAAAACCAATGATAAAGAAGGGAAGTATAAACGTATTGCAAAGCTAATGAGTGATGGTATTATAGACATTAACGATGACAGAATAGTAAGAGATAGGTGGCACAGCTATGTACACGAGAATACAACTACATTTCACTTCTCAACCGACTACCAATACGGAGCTTGTCAAGACTACATAAATATAGAGATGATTTTAAACGATTTAGAGAGCGATATTTATCTGCACCACAAAAACCTTAATAGAGAGATTTATTCTTCTTTAGACGAGAGCTATAACTACCTACAAAGCGATCAAAGTGTATCAGATACATTAGAAGTAAGCGATTACGAATTTAACATTAACGGAGATATAGTATGATACACACAACGCAAGACTTTTATAATAAAGTCGCAACAAAATTAAGAGGAAAGTTTTTTAAAGAAGAGAATCACGGATGTACACAGAATCCTAACTACCACAAAACAAGCCACACTCTTGAGTTATTTAATAATGGTTGCTTAACATATAGGCAAATGATAGGAAGACTAGCAAAGAGTTGTAATCAATCCACTAAAAATATACATTCTATTGTAGAGAATTATGTGGTATCATTCGGAGAATATAAATATAAACCTAAAAAATAAAGAATCTATGAAAATAATAGTATTAGACTTTCAAACAGAAGAAGTTCTTATATTCAACTACTCTCCTGATTTTGGAGATGCAGAAGAATATATGTACCAGCTTGAGCAAGACGGCAGTATTTCTAAAGTGAGTGATTGTCAGTGGATGGTAGTAAATGAATTAAAATTACAAATAATATAAACAATTAAAAATCAATTAGTTATGGGGCGCTATTTTACAGGAATGATCGAAGGAAAGTTTTGGTTTGGAGTACAAAACAGTACAGCTGCTGATAGGTTTGGGGTATCATACACTGAGCCAAATTATGTAGAGTATTACTACAATACAGAAGACCTTGAAGGGGTTGAAAACGAGATAAAAGTTATTGAGGATAGTTTAGGAGATAAGATAGGGGTTATGGAGAAGTTTTTTAATAGTGTAAACGGTTACAATGACAAGCAGTTAGAAGAACTTGGAATATCAAGAGACGACCTGAGCGAGTATGCCGATTTAAAGTTAGGTATAAAGATTAGAGATTGTATAAAAGAGAATGGAGAATGTACATTTGAAGCAGAGTTATAAATATAATATAAAACAAGAAAAACCTATGAAAACAAGAGTAGAATTGATTGAAGATTTTTTAGCTACGATTAAAGTAGAGAATTTAGACATCCCTTATTATGTGGATGCAAGTGAGGTTAATAGCTTTGAAGAGATGTTTGAGACCATTGAAGATAACAGAGGGTTTGAGGTAGAGATAATCTACTACGCAAGTGCTATGGACTATCTAAGAGAAAACGATCCATCCCTTAGTGAAAGTATGGAGATTGCTGAGGAGTATGGTTACACCCCTAAAAAAATCAACAGCGAGTTATTAGCTAGTCTATTAGCCTCAAAAAATTGTCGTGATGAGTTTGAAGAGTATAGAAGTGAGATAGAAGACTTCTTTGAAGAGTTAGAAGATAACGAGGATTTATTCAGAGGGTATATGGAAGGGAAGGATTACGATGTGGATGATGTAGACAACTATATCATTGACGATTTTGATGATGACCTATCTATGGAAGAGAATGAAGAAAGACTAATTGATTACATAAGAAAAAGTAAAGAAGGAGAGAAAGAATAAATGAGACCAAGAACAAATAGAGTTTGTATAGAATTAGTTAGTAATCTCCTTGAGGCTGAACACCAAGAGGAGATTAATGGTATTAGAAAGATACAAAAAGAAGATAACTTAAAGTATGGTGAAGCAAAGAGACTATACCAAATGAGGAGAAATCCAATAGCAATGCTAGAACACAAATTATTTAAAAATTCACAATCATAAAACTATGGAAAACAAAATGACAAAAGCAGCAGAAAAATTAAACGGATTAGAACTTAACCTAGATGATTTCTTCTGTATAAGTTTATGGGGAGAAAATGAAATATCGCTACACGCAAAGTTCTCTAATGAACTATTCGACAATTTAGATAGTAAAGGCTTCGACCTAGAATTTGACAAGTCAACTAAATTTTTTAGAGCGGAAAACGATGGAGTTAGAATAGTATTAGGTATGTAACTATGGGAGTAGTAAATAAAACAATACAGTACAAAGGAGTAGAGCTTGACATCGAGTTCTACTTCTCTCCTGCTGAACCTGAAGTTAGGTATTACGCAGATGGTAGTGGTTATCCTGGATGCGGTGAAGAAATAGAGATTTATTCTATCGGACATCGTGGGGAAGATGTTACGGAATTACTAGAGGATAACTTCTCAGATATTGAGGAGAAATTAATTGAAGAAATACATAATGATTAATACTATGAAAAACATACACATATTACCAACAGATAAACCAAGTAGGGTTTATAAAAATTTACTTACTGATAAGTTATTTATTTTAGAAAATTCATTTATGGATGTTTCTGAATGTAATAGAGAATATCAAAACATCTACATCACTAATTCAGAAGAAATTAATCAACAAACTGAACCTTGTTGGTGTATTAACACTATTAAAAATACTTGGGATGATGATTTGATTTATTATCAAGGTTCAATGCCACAGTATCATTATGTAGGATTTAAAAAAATCATCCTAACAACAGACCAAGACTTAATCAAAGATAATGTACAAGCTATTGATGATGAGTTTTTAAAATGGTTTGTTAAGAATCCAAGTTGTACGGGGGTTGAGGTAAGACAAATAGAAGATGAACTTATTTCTCCTAAAAATCCAAAAATAAGATTTAATGCTTTACAAGACCCTCCAAGTTTTATTTCAGCCAATTCTTTAAATGATATGATTTTAACGTACAAATACAAAATCATCATCCAAAAAGAAAAACCTAAACAAGAAATACTTGAAAATAGTATTAAGTTATTAGTAAATAAATGGCAACAACAACAAATAAATTACGAGACTTTAGCAGAACATTATATTGATGACCAACACAACAATAGAAAATTCACTTACAAAGCAATGGCTACAAGAGATTATTGGAAAGAACTATTAAAACTCATAGAAAATAAATAAAAAAATTTAAAAACAAATAAAAATGAAAAAAATAACAAAATCAGTAATTAAGCTTTCAGAATTACCAATAAGATTACAAAAAAATGAAATTTTCAAAGGTCATAAATTACATACTTATGCAGAGTTTCATATTGATGAATCAGAAAAAGATGAACTATCATTATGGTTAATTGAAAATTATCCTACTATAAAAATGAAAATCAGTTTTTTAATTCATATCGATTCTGATGAAGAAATTGATTATCCAGTTGATAAAATAAAACAACAATGTTATAATGAAGAAGATATGATTAATTTTCTAAAATCAGTTTTTGGTATGGAAGATTTTGATTATGAAAAAGCTCTTGAACAATTTAAAAAGAAATAAAAATGACAATAGAAAGAATAAAAGAAATTCAAAAAGAAACAGCATATCCAGATAGTATAAGTGTTCAACAAGCATTACTTCAAGTTTGGAATGAATGCCAACAACAACAAAGTTATAGTGATTTAGATATTGAAAATATTATTGCTGAAACTTGGATAAAATGTGTAGGTAATGACGGCAATAATTTTAAAGAGACCAGAGATAATATACTGAAACAATTTAAAAAGAAATAAAGAAACAATATGATGGAAACACAAATAATGCAAGAACTAAATTTAGTTTTAGATTGCCTAGAACAAAGCGAGAATACATTTCTATTTAATAAAGTTAAAAAGGTTATGGAAGACCTAGAGTTTTACTTCGGAAGTAGCGAGTATTACGCACAAGAAATAAGAAAAATAATTAATGATTCACAATCATAAACTATAAAAAAAATAAAACTATGGAAAAAGAAATATTTGAAATGTGCACGACAAGAGGTATGCAAGTGCATAAGTTCACTAACAATACAAGGTGTATATTTTACAAGGGATTTAAGTTTGAAGAAGTAACCGATGTTAATGGTGATTTATCATACAACTGTTACAATGTAAGGTATGTTAATTACAAGAGATTAACCAATGAAGAGATGAGAATGCTCTTAGACTTTGGAGTGATAGTATCATCTGATGTATTGTCTTTTAAAAACTATAAAAGGTTAGTAGAGGTTAGTAGGTTGGCAATAAATAATCCAAAGAACGGATACAAAGTAATAGAGAAGTCTAATAAGATGGCTGAACACTATGAAAAATTGTGTAATAATTTAATCTCTCTACATAAAAAACACACAGAATTATTTGTTTAAGTATAAAGTAATTAGTAAATTTGTTAATAATTAAAATCAAGTAAATTAAATTAAAAATGGGAACAACAGCAAAAAAAGAATCGGTAGAAGTAAAATCATTATCTCAAAAACTAAGCGAGATACAAGTTGGTTTTAAAGCAAAGAAGAGTAGGTTTAATTCTTTTGGTAAGTATAACTTCAGAAGTGCTGAGGATATATTAGAAGGATTAAAACCATTCAATAAAGAACACGATGTGTACTTTAAAATAACAGAGAGTTTAATTAATACAGATCCTCTTATATTAGAGAGTGTTGCATCTATTGTAGATTGTTCTACAGGAGAAACCATAGAAGCTAAAGCAATAGTAGGTATTGACTTGATGCAGAAGGGGATGCAAGCTGCACAATGTTTTGGTAGTTCTTCTTCTTACGGTAAAAAGTATTCATTAGGGAATCTATTACTTATAGATGATACTCAAGATGCTGATGCTAATAACGACCACACTAAACAACCAATCCCTGATGCAAGGTTTCAAGCAGCACTTAAAGCTATAGCTGGAGGTACATTCACTAAAGAACAATTACTTAATGGTTTTGAACTTACACCTGAACAAATAAAACAATTAGGATAGTATGGGAGTGGGTATAACACTCCTTGTACTAGGAATAATAATGATAGCTTATAACAAAAAACAAGACCTATGAAAAAAATACTATTAGTAGCTATAATGTTATTTAGTTTGTCTAGTTGTTATTGTACAACTGAATCTCAAGATTTGCAAATGCTACAGAAAAAATACCCTAAAGCTGGTATTATGAGAGTAAGAGGAAGTCAATATATTGTAGCAGATACTTTGCATACATATAGTATTATATTAAGTGATAATGGAGATGTATTTACAACAATTAAAATTAAATAACTCTATGAAGACAGCTGTAGAATATTTATACGAAAATTATTTAGACAATCCTTTATCAAATGAAGATATTATATACAACATAAATGTATTTGAACAAGCTAAAGAAATAGAAAAGCAACAGATTATTAATTTTACTAATGAATTTATTAATAAACATACTTTTGGAGATTATGATAGCAGAGTTCAAGAAAATAAAACAATAGAAGAATACTACAACGAAACATTTAAAAATAAAAACAATGAAAACACAACAATTTAAAGCCAGGTGCTCATCTCTAGGAAAGATATTCACTAACCCTCGTAGCAAGGCAGAGACTATCTCAGAGACCACCAAAACATACCTAGAAGAATGGGTATTAGAAGCAAAGTACGGAATCAAGAAAGAGATTACATCAAAGTATCTTGATAAAGGTTTACAAATGGAAGACACCGCTATTCAAGAGTACTCAAAGTTATTCAATGTAGAATGCTTTAAGAATGATGAGTGGTTTGAGAATGATTATATAACTGGTACTCCAGATTTAATACTTGACAATAAGATTGTAGATATTAAGTGTAGCTTCTCTTTATTCAGCTTCCCTATGTTTGACACCAAATTAGACAACAAGGCTTACGAATATCAGTTACAAGGGTATATGTACCTCACAGGAAAAACAGATGCTGAAATAGCTTATTTCCTTCTTAACTCTCCAGAGAACATTATCCTTAGTGAAGCTAAAAGTATTATGTACAAAGAAGCATTAGGACAAGAGTGGTTGGATATATTAGTTGAGGAGGTTAGAGCAAACCATACTTACGATCATATCCCTATTAAAGATAGATGTAAGGTGTTTAAAGTTGAGAGAGATGAGAGTATCATATCCGAGATTAAAGATAGGGTAGAAAATTGCAGGGTACATATCAAAACGCTTGGATATTAATTTGTATATTTGTATAGCTGAATAGCCGACAACAGCAGTAAAAAGGTAGGCGACACTAAATTATTTTATTATGGGACAGCTATTAGCTATCAGTATTGATGTAACAAAACTTGACAAAAGTAAATTCGTTACAGGAAAAAAAGGAACTTACGCAAACCTTACAATTAGCGTAAATGACACAGACGATCAATTTGGAAACAATGTTTCTATTTGGGAAGGTCAAAGTCAAGAAGAGAGAGAAGCTAAGGCTGATCGTAATTTTCTAGGGAATGGGAAGGTTGTATGGAAAGGTGAGGACAAAGGTTCACAATCATCAAAACCAGCAAGTGTAAAGAAATCTATTCCAGTAGAAGATTCGGATCTCCCTTTTTAAGCTTTTCATTGAACACACAACTACAACAAAACCACTCTTGAAACATAGGGTGGTTTTTTATTTAAACATTAAACTTATGAAAATAATATATATGCAACGAACATTCCCTTTATTATCTAGTGAAGTATGGGATGTAATAGAGAGAGATCAGAATAAAGAAGTTAAGACTTTAAACGAGGAACAATACATTGTTTTAAAAATAAATGAAGAATAGTTTTGATTGTCAAAAGTTATTTATTAGATTTGTCAAAAATAATATTCGTATCTTTGCAGAGATTAATATGAGGTAAGAGGCATATAATCTAAACGACATAATAAATAAAACACAACTTAAACCTTGTGGCAATGCATCCTCTTACTTTAGTGCAAAGCCTCAGGGTTTTTTGTTACAAATTATTTATGTATGGAAAATACTATCATTGACAACCAATCAAAATGCCTAAGACTTATTGAGCATGAAAAATCATTATTTTTTTTTAATGGTATTCAATATGAAGAACCTTCTCTTGAAGAATTAAAGAATATAAAAAAATTAATAGAGTCAAATATAAAAAATTATGATTCTGTATCTTCAAATATAAAATATTACAACGAATGTATTTACGAAGATTTATTTCCTACTATTAAACGTAAATATATCAATGAACCTAAAAAAACTATTAGTGGAATTATATACATATTAAAATGCGAGAGAACAAAACTATATAAAATAGGATTAACCTCTACAAAAATAGATTCAAGACTTAAATCTTTGAAAACTGCAAATCCAAGTATAAGTTTAGTTAAATATTATTCAGGAATTACAGATATATATTCTGAAGAAAAAAAATTGCATAATTTATTTGCTGATAAAAGAATAGATGGAGAATGGTTTGAATTAGATGATTCTGACTTAAATACTATAGACTGGTTTTTTAATATACCTTTTTAATTATGAGTGGATGGATAAAAATACATAGAGAAATAAAAAATCATTGGATTTGGAATAATACAGAATACTTTAAATGGTGGATGGATATTTTATTGGAAGCTAATTATCTTCCTAGTAAGGTAGTTATAAAAGGAACTATTTATGAGTGCGGAAGAGGTGAAAAACTATACTCTTTAGATACTTGGGCAAGTAGATGGAATACCAATAAAAGTAAGGTTAGAAGGTTTTTAAATCTGTTACAAAATGACTCAATGATAGAGATTAAAAACGAAACGCAAACGACACGTATAACTATCTGTAATTACGATGATTACCAAGATAAAGAAAACGCAAGTGAAACGCAAATGAAACGCAAACGAAACGCAAGTGAAACGCATTTGACACCAATTAAAGAAAGAAAAGAAATAAAGAAAGATAATCTTTTAGTAGAAGTTGATAGAAATGGTCTTGATGATGCCACAAAAACATACTACGATATTGCAATTGGCTTTCAAAGAGTATTTATTCTTAATAAAAAATCTTTAGGACTTACTAATTTTGAAGATCAAAATAATGCTACATTTAAAAGTTATGTCGAGCCTATTAGATTAGCATTTGAAAAAGATAAAAGAACCAGAGATGACTTTGCTAAGATATTTATATTTCTTCAGTCAGATGAGTTTTGGATGAAGAACATTATGTCTACATCTAAACTAAGAGAAAAAATGGGTGATTTATTAATTAAAGCATCAAAACTTAAAGCTAAACAAGCTAAACTACCTGATGACTGGTATTCAAGAGAACTAACTACAGAACAACAATCACTACTATCACCTGAGCAATTAAAAAGATGGAAAGAAAATAAGGTTAGGTTAGGTGTTGAGGGTGGATATTTAAAACCAATAGAAAGATAAGATATGAAAAAAGTAATAGCGTGGTGGTCTGGTGGTATTACATCAGCAGTAACTTGTAAGATATGTATAGATACATACGGAGTTGAAAATGTAAGGGTTATTTTTATTGATACATTCAATGAAGATGAAGATACCTACAGATTTAAAAAAGATTGTGAGGTTTTATATGGTAAAGAAATAGAGACCATAACATTGATAGGTAAAAAATATAAATCTATTCAAGATGTATGGATAAAACACAAGTCATTAAACGTAGCTAAAGGTGCTGTATGTTCTTCTGAACTTAAAAGAAGTGTTAGAGAGAAATGGCAAAAGAATAATGAGTATGACCTACAAGCATTTGGTTTTGAAATAGAAGAGATTAATAGAGCAAAGTCTATGAAGTTAAACCATTCAAAAGCTAAACCTATATTCCCTTTATTGTTATATGGCTATTCAAAAAAAGATTGTATTAAAATAATGGAGGACTATGGAGTTCAAGTTCCAAGAATGTATTACTTAGGTTTCCATAATAATAATTGTTTTAACACTGGATGCGTTCAGGGAGGTATTGGTTATTGGCAAAAGATAAGAGATGAATATCCTGACAAGTTTAATGCTATGGCAGAGATGGAACATAAACTAACAGAACTTAAAGGTGAGCCTGTTACTATGCTTAAAGACCAAAGCAATGAAGCAAAACAATCTAAAAATCAGTTAATATTTTTAAAACCACATCCTGATTATCCTGCTATAAAAGATATATCTATGATTAAAGGTAGAGAAGTTAAACCTTTATTTGAGTGTAATGGTTTCTGTGGTGTAAATGATTTATCAGAGAGAACTGAAACTGAGAAAGAGATTAATTATGGACAATTAGATATGTTTGGAGATGAGTAATAGTAAAGTAACAGTATTCAAAGACCTCTTCTCTTTAAACACCCCAATGTATGTAGACATAGATTATGTCCTACAAAGAATACAAGAGGAAGTATGTAGTGAGTTGGTCAATAAGATTAGACAAGAGAAAGACAAGAGCAGTCGTAACATCCTTAAAAAGAAGTTGCCTTGTGTGTTATTCTCTGGAGAGTTTAGCAGTAGAGCAGATAACGCCTTAGTTCAGCACAGCGGTTTTATATGCTTAGACTTCGATGGGTTTGAGGATCAAGAAGTCCTTACATTTTCCAAAGACTATTTAATAAAAGATAAGTACACTTACTCTGTATTTACTTCTCCTAGTGGTGATGGTCTTAAAGTAATTGTCAAAATACCAGACGACTTTGAAAACCATAGGTCTTACTTCAATGGTCTTAAAGAATACTACAATAGTCCATACTTCGATGAGAGTTGTGTTAATGAGAGTAGGATATGTTATATGTCATCTGACAAAGACATCCACATACAGAAAGATAGCGAGGTATTCTCTACTAAAGCAAAACCAAGAGAGTATGTACAGAAACAAAGTATATCGCATATCGCAATTAAAGATGATGACAGAGTTATCAAAGGTCTTTTAAAGTGGTGGGAAGATAAGTACGGAATGGTAGAAGGGGAAAGAAACAGAAATGTTTTCATTCTATCTATGGCACTCAATGAGTTTGGTATCTCTGAAATGGAAGCCAAGAGTGTATGTATGCAGTTTGCACATCAAGGTTTTGACGAGGAAGAAATAAAGGCGTGTGTAGAGAGTGCATATAGAAAATCACATTTGTTTAATACCAAATCATTTACCGATGATGAGAGGTTTGATAACTACTCACCTTCATCAGTAGAAACCTATGAAAAGACAAGGGTAAACTTCCATAACATTTATGAGAGTGCATTTGTAGATGTAAAGAAGAAGATAGAGTTCCCTCCAGTAGCAATAAGTATGGGAACATACAACTACAATGGTAAACAATTCCCTATACCCTTTGGAACATACGGTAACTTCTCTTGCATAGTTGGTGCATCTAAATCTAAAAAGACTTTCTTAAAGAGTTTGATTATGGCATCATACATTGGAGGGAACTCTTCTATGTACGCTAGTAGTATTAAAAGCCACAGAGAAAGGGATATGTTTGTAATAGACTTGGATACTGAGCAATCAGCCTGGCACGCACAGAATGTATTTAAAAGGACTATGAAGATGGTAGGGTGTGAAGACTATGAGTTCTACAAACCTTTTGCTTTAAGACCATACGACCCTAAGCAAAGACTAGAGTTTATAGAGTGGTTGATTTATGAAAGCGATATGCGTGATAACATTGGTCTTGTAGGTATAGATGGTCTTGCAGATTTAGTTGATGATTTTAATGATTTAAAGGAGAGTCAGAAAGCTATACAGAAAGTAATGAAGTGGACCGATGACAAACAATTTCACCTTACAACTATCCTTCACTCTAACTACGGAAGTGCTAAAGCTGTTGGACATATTGGAAGTAGTATGCTAAAGAAAGCCGAGACAGTTTGCTCAGTAGTTAATACAGATGGTATTGTTACTGCTACATTTACACATACAAGAGGTTTTCCAATAGAGAGTTTCTCTTATGATGTACAAAAAGAAACTGGTCTACCTTTTATTATTGGAGACAATTCTTTAGACAATAACTACATACCATCATCGACAAAAAAAGAATTTATTACAGAGGATAAACCCCTCCCATTTATTAACCCATCTGATGCGTTTGATAACCCATTAGATAGTATTCCGTTTTAAATAAAATATACCATTTTAAATTAGTATATTTGTAAAAAAAATAAATTATGTTATTAGAGAAAAAATGTTTTAAGTGTAATGAAGTAAAAATTATTGATGATTTTTATAAGCATAGTAAAATGAAAGATGGACATTTAAATAAATGTAAAGAATGTTCTAAAAAAGAAAGTAAAAAAATTTACAGTAAAAATTACTTAGATAAAGAATGGGTTATTAAAGAAAGAAAAAGGTGTGTTGAAAGAAACAAAAGATTAAATTATAATAAAAAATATTTTTTAGATTCTTTACTTGATTATTCTAAATATAAAAATGCAAGGAGAAAATATAAGATTTTAAAACCGTATGAAGTACATCATTGGAATTATAATTTTGGACACGAAGAAGACTTTATTGTTTTAGAATTAAAGGAACATAGAAAAGCGCATACTTTTTTAATTAGAAATAAGGGAGAGTATTTATTTAAAGATGAATTTAATAATATTTTAGATACTAAAAAAAAGCATATAGATTACTTGAATAAAAAAGGAATAATAATTTTTAGAGAATTTTAATTATGAGAAGTTTAGAAGAAGAATTTAGAGAGAAGTTACAAGGACATTTATCCGATGAGAAAACAGAGATTGATGTTAGAATTGCTGTAAAAATAGCAGATGAATTTGCTATTGGATTTGCAGAGTGGGCTATTACTAAAAATATGGGTGTAAATAAATTTACTTTATATGAAGGAGAATTAGAAATCTATAAAAAAGAAAAAGGATTATGATACACTTTTATTTCATTGTAATAATCATAGGTTTAGCAGCAATTTACGATAACACTAAAGAATAATATTATGAGTAGTCCAAAAGAAAAAGCAGTAGAGCTATATGAAAAGTATTTTTATATTATACCATCAACTATTGATGATTATTTTTCAGATAGTTTAGCCAAAAAATGCGCATTAATAACAGTTGATGAGGTACTAGAAAATTCACATACAAATGTATTTACAAAGTATTGGGAAGAAGTTAAACAAGAAATAGAGTGGTTGTAATGGCTAAAAGAGTTGTAAAAGTATTCTCTCCAAAACCAGAACAATTGTCTCACGCTAGATTCTCAAACAGTAAAGGTATAGCAATATGTATTCAACCTATACCTGATAGAAGTGGTAGTTACTGGGTAGAGAAACACTTAATAGAGGAATACAAAGAAGTACAGTTTTTAAGGGTGGACCAATCTAAGAAAGATACCCCTGCAAATAGAATGGTATTCAACGAATATGATGGGCAAGCAAAGTGCTTTGAGATGTATGAAATGTTTTATAATAAAAATAATTAACAATTTAATTGTGTTATTAGTTATTTCTATATACTTTTGGAGAAATAATTTAAAACACCATGAGAAACCAAAACAATTTTATTAACCACGTTACAAAACAAATCAATGATTTAACTGATGTAATTATCGAGGAACTATACGAAGACGAGAGTGATGTACTTCCTGATGCAGTAGATGATTTGACAGAGATTTTGAAACAATTAAAGCAGGATTATGAGCGATAAGAAAACTAAAAAGTATTCCAAAGAGTTAGTAAGCAGAGCAACAGAACTTTTAAAAGAAGGTTTTAATATTACAAAAGCATCTGAAATAGTATGTGAAGAGTTTGAGATTAAATATAATGATACTGTTAGAAGATCTATATCAAAAACATTACAAAGAAATAAAGTAGATAATGATTTAGAGAATGAAACAACTACTGATACAAGTCAGTACAAGTCAGATTTATCTAGTATGCCATCAGCATGGTCTTCAGAAAATAAAAGATTTTATTCTATTGAAGAATATTGTGATGTATATGGATTAGATAAAAACTCAGTTAAGAGTTCTAAATTAGTTAGTCATAATGCTTCACACATGGTTTACAACATAGCTTTCTTTACAGATGAGGAAGAAGCAGTTATAGAGGTAGGTGAAAATTTAGAGGAGATTATACGGAAGTATATAAATCCAATTGAAGTTGAAACATCATCTATTGGAGTGTCAGAATACTTTGATAGACTTGTTTATACAGATACACATATAGCTATGAATGTTCAAGGTAAAGACGGAGATCCTTTATATGATGGAAAATGGGATGAAGAAGAAGTTTTAGGTAGGCTTTCAAGTATGATAGCTCACATCAAAACATTTAAGTCATCTAATTTTTTAATCATTGATGATTTAGGAGATTTCATGGATGGTCTAGGAGGACAGACAACAAGAAAAGGACACGAGCTTCCTCAAAATATGAATGATAAAGAAGCATTTGATTTGGCATTAAAATTTAAAATAGCATTAGTAGATGCATTGGTTTTAGAGTATGATGAAATAATATGTAATAATATTACTAATGATAATCATAGTGGTGTATTCTCTTATTTTGTTTCTTCTGCTGTTAAGGGTATTTTAGAGCAAAGGTATCCTGGAAAAGTTAAGGTTAATTCTGTTAAAAAATTCATGCACCATTATTCTGTTCACAATCATACGTTTGTAATTTCTCATGGTAAAGACATAGGAGAAAACAAGTTTGGATTTAAACCAAAACTAGACGCTATACAAGCTGAAAAAATTGATCAATACTGCAAAGAACATAAGTTATACAATGGAAACTTTATAGAGTTCTCTAAAGGAGATAGTCATCAAGCAATTTATGATGATACCACAAGTAATGATTTTAGTTATTATAATTACCCTGCATTTTCACCTCCATCAAACTGGGTTAAGACAAACTTTAAGAATAGCAAATCAGGGTTTAATTTCTTTAACATAAGTAAAGATAGTAACATTAAAATATCAATACCTTATTGGTTTTAAAATATTATGGGTAAAATTTGGACACAAGAAGAAATACAGTTTTTAAGGGATAATTATCCTAATAAAGGAAGTAATTATTGTTCAACGTATTTAAACAGAAAAGTAAGCTCAATTCACTCTAAGTGTAGTTTATTAAGAATAGGTTTAAGTAAAGAATGTTTGTTTTTATCTAACAAAGAAACTCAGAAAAAGATAAACGATAAAAGACCTAATTCAGATTTTAATGTAAACATAGATCAGTTCTTAAATATTGAATCTCCAGATGTGGCTTATTTTTTAGGTTACTTATGGGCTGATGGATATATAGTAAGACAAGAAATTAGATTAAGTATCTTGACTTCAGATATGGATGTAATTAAACCTGTACTTAATAGAATTGGTAAGTGGAACTATAATGAAAGACAAAGAGAGAATAGAAAACCAATATGCACAGCCATTACTAATAATAGAAAATTAGTTGATTTTTTAAAGGATAATGATTTTAAAATAAAGTCAGGTGCTTCAGCAGATAAAATATTAAGTAAAATAAATGATTCTATAAAACACTATTTTTTTAGAGGGCTTATTGATGGTGATGGTTATATAAGAGAAAGAGGTTTGTCTATAAGTTCTAACTACATACAAGATTGGAGTTACGTAACTAATGTAGCTGACGAGTTGAAAATAAAAAGCTATATATATAGAATTATTAGTGGAAAAAATAAATACTCTGCTTTAGAAATGAACGGTGTTAATGGGTTATTGTTTGGAGATTATATCTACAAAGGTATAGATAAAGACAATATAGGACTAAAAAGAAAACATTTAAAATACTTAATATTAAAGAGTAGGGTGGATAATGGAAGAAAAAATAAAAAAGAAAAACTATGAAAACACACACACAAAGTCCATTACAAAGAATAAAGAGAGTGATGGACTACTATTACAAGCAAGGGCACAACTCAGAGAGAGTTAATAAAGTCTACAGAAATATAATTATAAACAGATTAAATAAAAAAAATGTACACAATTAATCAAATAAAAGAAGATGTATCTGAGTTTTTTAATTTAGATTTGTCTTCTAAAACAAGAGACGCTAAACATTTCAGAGCTCGCTCAGTTTTCTATAAGCTATGTTTTAATTTATACTATAACCCAACCTATCAAGCAGTAGGAGAAGCTGTAAATAGAGACCATTCAACCGTTATTCACTCTATGAGAAATTGGGATAACAATCTAAGGTATGACTCTAATATGAAGAAAGCTTATGAGGTATTACTTAATAAATATAAGAATTATGGGGATATGAGTTTCTCAAAGATACTTAAAGAGATTAACAAAAAAGAAGAGGAAGTCAATAGATTAAATAATGAAGTAGATTTTTTAAAAAATAAAAGTAATGATTCTGGATTTGAAGAAATAAATTGTCTAAAAGGATTATTACAAAACTTAGATTACGATGAGCAAGTTCTGTTAAGGTTTAAATTACAAGCAGTGTACGAATTAAATAAAGGGAAGGTAAAAATTAAATAAAACAAAAGAAAAGAAAAGAAAAGAAATTATGAAATTAAAAAAAGATTTACAAGTAAACATGAGCTGGGATAATAACAAGGGATACTACAATGGATTGGTATCTAACTTCCCTCTTTCAAATGGTCTTAAAGCTGATTTTAATCTAAGAGTAGCTTGTGTTGAGAATGTGTACAGAAATGCTGATGACTATGATATGCTAAGGATTGATGTAGAAGATCTAAAAGTATTCACTCACACCAATGATTACATTCAATTTAAAGGAGGACAAGAGAGAGAATTAATTAATAGTATTCAAACTAGAGTAACATGGGGATAGCTATAGAAAAATATATAGATGGGGATAATAGAGGTAAAGAAAACTTGGTATTTACCTTATATATGTCAAACCCTCCAATAAATAATTTTAAAGACTACGTTATTCTAAGTGGAGATTTATACAGACACAGTAATGTTTCTGATTGCATAACCACCTATGCTTATATGAATACTGATATGTACCTTGATTTAATCCTAGATAAAATAAAATATAAAGACCAAGAAGGAGATTTTATATTTACATCTGGAGTAATAGGAAATTTTAAAAAACTATCAAAGCCTGAGCGTAAAAAAAATATCTACTTAGAAAGCGGAATACTAGGAATACACAAAAAAGAAGAGTTTAAAGTTATAAAAGAAGTAATATGACACACATAAAAAAAAGGTTTTTAGATGAGTTTATAAATGATATTGAGGTTAATGAACCAAAAGTTATCTCAGATTCTATAGTAGATAATGTAATACAAAGCTTTAGGGAGCGTTCTAACGTAGGAATTAAGAAATATGGTGTAACGCTAGACAGAGAAGATTTAAGTCCTTTAGAATGGATCTCTCACCTCCAACAAGAATTACAAGATGCTATCCTTTATGCGGAGAAGTTAAAGGGGGATTTGGCTGAGGATAGTGAAAGTAAAACCTCTTACCATTTACTAAAAGTAGAGGAGGTTAATATTAAATCTAATTTCGGACACTCTATTCATAGAAACTTCAATCAGGTTTGTCTTGAGTATTCTTTAGATGGTAAAGTAGTAACATTAAATATAACATAAGAAAAAAAAATGAGGAAAGAAATAAATAATTTAATTGAATTTAACGAGGCGTTTGAAATTAAGTTTCCATCGTCTCCTTTGTTAGTAGATGCTAAGACACAAGAGTTAAGAGTTAATCTATTGTTAGAGGAATTGGAAGAGTATAGAGTAGCAAATACTAGGGGAGATATTACTGAGGTATTAGATGCTATTGGAGATATGCTTTATATAGTGATAGGTACAGCAGTTCAACACGGTATGCAGAATATAGTTGAGGAAGCTTTTAGAATTATTCATTCTTCTAATATGAGTAAGCTAGATAAAGATGGGAGACCAATTATTAATGGAGACCAAACTTATGATGGTAGAAAGCCTATAGGTAAGGTTTTAAAGAGTGATATGTACTGGAGTCCTACAGAGAAATTAAATAACTTAATATGTAAACAAGGATAGGTTATGAAATATTTATTGTTAATAGTAGCTTATGAGATGATAAGGGATAAGGCAATATGGCTTTGGTATTATTTAATTAAAAAAGGAGGAGGAGAGTAATGAAAGCAAAATTAATATTTGACACGACAGACCCAGACGACAGACAAGAGTTTTTAAGATGTAGCAAATCACTCGATATGTCATTAGCATTATGGGATGTAATGCACCTAAGAAAGAAGTTAGCGACAAGATACGAGGTTGAAAACAATTCAAATAATGATGTGTTTGATGGAATAGATGGTTTTGCTGATGAGGTCTTAGAAATCCTAGACAAATATAATATTAACTTAGATGAATTAGTGTAACAATGGAAAACAAAATTAATGTAACTATAGAATAATTATGAAAAATAAAGTAAAATATTTTATTAAAGGTTTTGATTACCTAAGAGTATATAACTCTCCTTTTAAACCACCAAAGATTAAGTTGTATTTTGGGAAGGTAGCTATAGGAACTCCAATATTCTTCCCTAGAAAGTGGGTTAAATTCACCCAAGTAGATAGAGTAGAAGCTGCAATAAAAAATATAAATGACCCTAAAAAAGTAGTGAAGAGTTTTAATGAATGGTACGAACACTATAAAGGATATTCTAAGGCAATCCCTAAAAAGATAGGTTTTGATTTTGTAAGTCTTGGATGGAAAACCAAATACGATAGCTATAGACACGAATGGAATCCCTTAATTAGTTTTGTATTCTTTAAGTGGCAGATAGCTTTAATGTTTATTCCTGAACACGATATGCACTATTGGGAATCCTGGTTATACTATACAAGAGAGACGGATAAATCCGCCCCTATAGCTGAAAGAATAGCTCAATGTCGGAAAGAAGCACCACAGACTTGGAGTAGAATGACAAATCCTATAGGCACAAAAGAAACCATAGATTATTATGAATTAATTTTAAAAGATAAATACAATGGCTGATATTTCAATGTGTGAAAACATCACTTGCCCTTCAAAAGAATATTGTTATAGATACACAGCAACTCCAAATGAGTTCAGACAGTCTTATGGAGTATTTACTCTTGAAGAAGATGAGATTAATTGCAGCCACTTTTATCCTAATGGAAAAGACTCTAACAAGTGTAAACTAAGAGGCGTTAAACGCGATGGGGAGATATGTAATTTAGATTACTGTACTTACCCAAAATGTGTTCAAGATAGTTACTGCCCTAAATGTCATAAGATAGATGGAGAACACAAGATGAGCTGTGAAACAAGAAAGGTAACTATTTTGTTGTAACTTTGCCTTATGGGAAAGAATATATCAAGAGCAATTAAGACCACATACAAAGGAAAGAAATTCCAAAGCAGATTAGAACAACACCTATTTCAGTTGTTTGATGATGCTGGGGTAAAGATTAAGTATGAGGAAGAAGTGTTCACAATCATAGATAAATTTCATTTCCCTAATGCTTCTTATGAGAAAACCATTAATAGTAAAGGTACTCTTATAAACAAAGGTGAGAAAACTCACTTAGCAATCAAATACACTCCTGATTTTACATTGGATATTGGTGATTTAAAGGTAGTTATAGAAACAAAAGGATTAGTAACTGACGTGTACGCAATGAGAATGAAACTATTTAAAAAGTATATAGCAGACAATAATCTAAACTATGTTATATATGTTCCAAGAAACCAAGCACAGAATAAATGGGTGTTTGATGAGGTAATGAAATTAATTAAGGTGGTATAGGCGCAAAACTTCTTCCCTTTTCAATAGAACGCAAATTAAAAGCCACCAAATGACTTAGGTGGCTTTATTTTTAGTTTTATTTATTTCCTTTAGCCATTAACTTGAAGAATGATGCTACACTTGAATCAGATAATATTTTGTTTTCATTAAGTTCTATGGCTACACTCACAAGTCTTTCAAACTCTTTATTATCTCCACTATTCTTAGCGTCTCTAAGTTTTGTTAAAATAGCTGGCTCAACATCATCTTTTTTCATCTTCATATATTTAGAGGCATCTTCACTAAATATCTTATTTCTAATCTTTCTTCTTAGTATAGCTGCTTCTGCTGCTTTATTCATTAAACCATTTAACTCGTCATTACTTACCCTCAATTTAGTTCCAAACTCCTTAGTTAATGAAGGGTATATTTTACGCATTTGACTATCAATTTTATTTTCTTGACCTTCAGTTGTTTTCGATCCGTACTCTTTAAATAGACTCAAGTACTCATTATACATCCTAGTCTTTACATATCTATACATCTTTCCTTCCAAATCAGATATTTCTTTAGGAGATCCAGTGCGATAAATCTCTTTTTGGTCTTCAATAGTAGGTATTGATGAAAACTTCTCTTGAGACTTCATTGCATTAACGTCTTTAGCAAAAGGTAATATACCTGTGCCTTGAGCAGTTTTAATTATTCCTGACTTAACATCTCCTTCACCTGCTTCAATATCTTTCCTAACTTCTTCACTTGCTATTCCTAAAGAACCTGTGTTACTCATTAAGTAATCAAAACCATTTTTAAAACCTCCTGCATTTGGGTCGTAAGAAGTAAAACCAAATGAACTTGCATTTTTATCGTATGCTCCTTCGTATGTTACTCCTTGCATATACTTGTCATTAAGGAACTCAGCACCAATATTAACAGCGTTAGATGCGAAGTTACCTGATGCTCCTGTAACAAAGTTTATAGCAGCTCCTATTAAATCCCTAACTCCTTGTTTCTCTTCTTTCTCATTATCTTTAAATACAGAGTATCCTAGTGCAGACGCTATTCCTGAGAACAAACCTGCTTGAACAAACCTTTTAGAAGCTGTGTATGCGTATTGACTTGCAAACTTAGACCCTAAAATACCCACATCTTTTCTGTTTATCTTACCATTTGAAACCATATTATCCAAAGCCATATATATTCCTGTTTGCTGTCCAGAATTATGTGCTCTAAGGTTGGAGTTAAAGTGGTTTAAAATCACTTCTGATTGTCCAGCGCTAGGTTTAGTTTGGTACTTACCAGCTACTACATAAGGATTCTTTGACGAAACTATTTGACTAATATCAACGTCTGCTTGTCTAGTAGCTTTATCTAATTGCTTTCTAAACTTGTCAATATATTCTACATCTCCATCTGATATTTTCTTGTAATTAGGCTTCTCTCCAGCAAGCTCAGTAAACCTGCTTTCAAACAATCCATAAAACAAAGGAACTGCAACTGCTTTATCTGGAGTAGCTAATAAAAAATCCCCAAGTTCTTCTACAGTTTTTTGAGTACCTTCCAACATTGAGTCTCTATATAGCTTCAATAACAACTTCTTTGCAGGACCATCTAAATTACTACTTCCTTGTATTCTTGTTTCAAAAGGAACATCTGCACCACCTTGTCCTCCTATCTTAGGAAGTTCAAATATATTATTGGCAAAACGAGCAGCTTGTGGAACTTTTAATTCATACATTATTTTGTTGTGGTCTGCTCCACTCTTTAATATGTCGTTGTAAGTCTTAACTCCATAGAAATACTTTTCAGCGTGAGGAAGTGAATTGACTACGTTTCCAAATAATTCGGGAATAGCTTTAGTAATACCAACCAATTTTACCTTAGTAACTTTACCAGAGAAAAAACCCAAGAGACCTAATCCCATACCTTTAGAATGTATACCAGCTATGGATTTATGTTGTAAAGACTCTATGGTTTGAACAACTATCTTTTGTTCTTCGGTAAGTGTAGGGTCTTTAAGTAGTGATTTTATTAATGCTTGGTCTCTCCTAGTTCTATCTAGTAAATGGTATCTTGTAGAAACATCCTCTAAGTACTTGTGCATCTCCTCTGTTATATCTAAAGATATAGCTTTGTTGCCTCCACCTGTTCCTCCAGTTTTCTCAAGAATATTTCCAGCCTTAAAGCTAGGCTTAGTAAACTCTAATACCTTATTGTTTATCTCTCTCTCTAAACTCTCTCCTTTACTTATAGTACTACTAAGAGATATTGGTGTATAGTTCTCTTTTACTTTAAGTACATTACCATCATCATAAAAAGCAGTATCGTAAGCCTTATCTTTTATATCGCTATTGTAGAACTTATCATGTGCTTCTACTATAGCCTTCTCTGAATCTCCAAAGTTTTTAGAGTTAAAAAAATCTTCAGAATTAAAGTTTAAATCTTTAAATTCATCCACCAATTCTTTAATTACTTTTCTAGTCTCTTTAGAGTACTTATTATTCTCTCCTTTATCAGAAAAAAACCTATCAGAAAAATACTGATCTACCGATAAATCTTCTTTAGCCCCTGAAGTTTCGTGAAGTCTTTGTATTACATATAATTTAGCTCTAACTTTTGCTTTAAATATAGCATCAGTATCACTACCGTGAACATCTTGAAGATATTTTTCTATCGGATTTATTAATTTCTGTCTAGTGGTTAATATGTATATATCATTTGCTCCAACTTGTTGAGAGCCTTTACCAAAGAATGTACCTGCTAAATCTGTATCCTTAGACCCTAAAACGGTATCTACTGCGTATTTGTGGTATCTCAATAATTGATTGCTTAAACCGCTTCTTTTTAAAGAGTTCTTACTTTTAATTAAAGAGTTGAAAATAGCTTTCATTCTTGAAGATGGAGCTAAGTCTTTAAGTTTTAGTTTAGATTGCTCTAGCGCATTCTTTACCTCTTTAGAGCTATTAAATAATTCTATAGAAGCATCTATTGTATTCAAGTTTTTATTTATGAAACCATCTCCTATGTTTAGTAAGTGGTCCTTCATATTATCCAAATCTTTATCAGATAAACTATCTAAGTATTCATCAGATACATTATCTAAAACATTATCAATCCTTGACTTTGTTGATTTATCTAAAACACCTATATTCTTTAAATCTCGTATATCGTTCAAAGAGTTTTTAATGGTTTCTTTTCTCTCGTCTTTTTCTTCTTTAGTAAATGGTTCTTTAGTAGCTCTATTGTTCTTCACATCTACAGAGTTTTTAAAGAAATCCTCATTGTCTAACAAGTAACTCTCCTCTTCTTTAGATATATTTCCCTCTGAACGCATCTTATCTACAACACTATCAAAACCCTCTGCTTTTAATTCCTCAAAGTCATTTAAGAATTGGTCTACCCTTTGTTTTAAATCAACATCTTTAACATTTCTATTCTCATAAGATGCAATTACGTTATTAGCATCAGCTACAAGAGCGTTAACGCCTTCTCCTGACATTTTTCCGCTAGATAACTTATCTACTATCTCCTCGTATTTTGGTAGGTATTCAGAAGGTATTCTATCTGGGTTAAGAGATAACATTCTTTTAAAAGAGTTTACACTATAAGTGTCTTTGACAACACCTGCTTTTGACAACCTGGTTATTGCTTTACTTCTAGCCTTATTAGAATTGGCTACCTTTTCTTTGTAGTCAGCAGTATCAAATACTTTATCAACGTGTTCAACAAATTCTGAGATAGCTTTGTTCACGTCTCTTTCTGAACTAATCCTTCCTAGTTTAGATATTATAGACTTGTATTGAGCATTGGTTATTTCTTTCTTACCAAGACTTTCTTTGAATATTTTTATAGCGTTTGTTACTCCATCTTTAATGGTTCTCTTGGTTTCCTTAGCCTTTTCTCCATATGCTTTGTCAGATGCTTTTAATGCTTCTGTACTAGCCTTAAAAACGTCTAAAACTTGACCCTTTAGGTCTTTAACTTGTTGCTTTAAATCTTCTTTGTAGTCAGCTTCTAATACCCTTCTACCCTCTTCTTTGTTTAGGTATTTTTTGAAAGCAGCATCACTTTTGAAAAATTTACCATTATAATTCCAACCATCGCAAGGATTCGCCATAATTTACCCTTTAAATAAAACTTTCTCTAATAATAACATCTCAAATTTACTATCTCTATTAGTACCTTCTACTACATTTAGTTTATCGCTGTACTCAGCAACAGCTTCTTTCTGTGTAGTTCTAAAGAATTGTAAGAAATCAAATACGCACAAATCTCCTATTTTAAATACCTTTATAGATGTATCTTCATAACCCTCGTATAAAGCAAACTCCATATCGTATGCTTTCTCTATAACATCTACCAAGTCTGTGAACTCTAACACTGGTTTTAAAATGTTTGAGAGGTCTGGAGTAATATTCCAATCTACTAAGTAATCCTCAATCTTTTTAGCGTGAGTTAATTCATCATCACTCTCTGCTTTAAAGAATGCTGCGGCTTTAAAAAATCCTTTGTTTTGACACCAATTAGTAGCGCTTCTATAAAAGTAGAATGCTTTAAATTCATCAGGTAATCTCTCAAGTAATAAGTTTACTACTTCTTGACTTAACTTCTCTGGTTTCTCAATTTTACTATTATTCATATATTTTTATTTTTTTATTCGCAAGGCTTAGTTAATTTACCGTCTTTCATTAATTTATCAACTACATCTTGAAAGTTACTGTCGTCTATAACTTTAGGCAAAGATACCACTTCTTTTTGTTTTGCTTCCTCTACCTTTACTTCTTCTGTAGGTTTAGCATTTCTTGTACTTCTTGATTTAGGTTCTGTCTTAACTTCTGTAGGTTTTCCTAACAAATCCTCTACTGCCTTTACAAATTCAGGATTACTTCCGTCTGCTTTTGTGTCAAAATATATCTTTGCAACATCTTCAGTTAAAATATCAGCATTTGAACCTAATTTTTCATTAAATAAATCAATATTTTTATTTATAAATGTATTATATTCTTTATCATTTACATCTTGTAATGATTTAGCTAAATTTGGCTCAAATACTTCTTTTACAGGTTTGGCAGCTTCTATCTCTCTTAATATAGGAGAGATTAATTTATCGTACTTATTATAGATTTCACCAAGTTTAACTTTATCATCAGGACTTACATCTTTGTATTCTTTCTGTTCTTCCTCTCTTAATCTTTTTACCTCAGCTTCTTTTTCAGGTATAGTAGTTTCTGTAGGTTTAGGAAGTACTTGTAACTCTATAGGCTGAGATATTTCATCTTGTGTGCCTTTAGGTTTATTTTCTGCCTCAACAGCTTTTTGCTTCTCATTGTTAATATTAGCTTCATGTAGTTTAACTGCTTCAACAACTATATCTCTATTGCTAAAGTTAAAGTTTTCCTCCCCTCTTTCTCTAGCCTCAGAAACTAATTTCTTTCCAGCCTCATCTTTAAGTTTGTTTTGTTCTCTTTCAGGGAGGCTATAAAAACCTTCTTTTCTAGGAGAATAGTTTTCTCTAACATTCTTTAAGTTCTTCTCGTTTTCTACATACTCTCTCTTTACTTTGTCTAATGAAACTCGTTTCTCTTCTTTAATTAAATTAGAGTTTTGAATGTCTGAAGCTTCTTGTCTTAGTTCTGAAGATTTTTTAGCTAATGAAACCACTTTGTTATAATCTCCCTCACTCATATTTCCCATTCTATCCAAAACATCATCTATATGACCTTTGCTTTCTGAGGACACTCTATCAAGTTGTTTTTTAATTAAGGCTTTTTCTTCAGGTATCAATGACTCATCATTCATTCTCTCAGTCATGTATGAAATTAACTTTGCATTTTCATCTATGGTTTTAGCCTCTTCATTTGTCATCCAAGGCTTAGCTGTTTGTCCTAATGCGTGTGCAAATCCTTTATTCATTACCGTAAGAAAAGCAGCATCAGCTAATGGTCTTATATCTGTAGCTACTTTAAACCAATCAACATCTTTACCCATTGCGTTATCAAGAGTTGCTTGAGACAAAGCCATTACCTTTAAATCACCAGCAAATTCTAGTGTATGTTTTAAATAGTCTCCTCCGTTTTTAGCTAAGAAAGCTCCAACACTTTTCTTTTGAGAGTTTAATAAAATATCAGGAGATTCTTTTTCTAAAGCAGCAATCATCCTAGCTTCATTCTTAAAAATCTTTAATTGTTTTGCAGCAGGAAGATACATAGCAGCACCCCATAATAAAGGCACAGCAGCATCAGCTAATTCAGAATGAAACTCTTTATCTTTATAATCACTTACATTATATTGTTTCCCATCAAACTCAAAAGACTTTTCTTTATTTTTTATAGCCTCTTGTTTTAATTGATTGAATGATTCATCCTCATGTCTCATCTCTTTTGATTTACCTCCAGCAGATTCTAAGGCTGTTAATCCTACAGCAATTTCTCCTCCTGAAACAATAGCAGCCACCATCCCAAGATTATCTCCTGTCATAGTAGTTATTTGGTTAGTCCATTCATTTACGTTTTTTAAAGATAAATCAGATGTTAAATCTCCTACTTTAGTTCTCCCTCCTAATCTAACTCCTGGAGTAACTTCAACTCCCTCTTTTACATCCTCTGCTTTTTTACTTAATACCTCACTGACTTTTCTCGCCCCTTCTTGAAATGGTATTGCTTGAAGTGGAGCAGGACCATTAGCTATTACATACGGAGCATACTTCCCTACAATTTCAGATATGTTTCCAACAGCTCCATAAAACCATCCTTTTACGCCTTGAGCTATATCTTTAAATTCATTGTTTTGAGAAGAAACCGCTTCTGCCTCTTGCTTAAAAGTACCTAAGTTTTTATTATTACTATTTAGCGTACCTTGATAGTTTTTCATCAAACCTAAGTTTACATTTATGCTGTGTAAAATATCTTCGTGTTGATCAATAATTTCTTGTGGTATCTGACCTCCTTTGGATGTAATCTCTTTCATTTGAGATTCTATACTTGCTTTATCAGATATTAAACCTTTATTAACCGCTGCTGTTTCGTGAAAGTTTTCAGCAACTTTTTTATTCTCTTTAGATAGGTTAGCGTATTGATCTGCTTTATGTTTACCAAATGCGTATTGCTCTCCTGTTGAAAGATTTTCTTTAGCTAAATTAAGTTTACTTTGGTATATATCATGAGTTTTTTTCTCTATAAATTTTTGTTTAACTCTATATTCTATTTGACCAGGAAGAAGAACCTCTTTATGTTTTAAAGCATCAGCCTTAACTTCTTTCCTTAAATCTTCTAATACATTTGGAACTTTTAAATCGCCAGTCTCATCTACAAGACCTAGTTTATTCATACCAGACATTGCAGCATTCATAACATCAGTTACCCCTTGTTTAATACCATTCCAAGTTCCTTTTTCAGGGTGCAAAGCGTCTTGATAATCTTTCTCAATATCTTTTAAATCATTTGCATTTACAGAAGCTCCCTTCATTTTTGTGATGGCAGATTCATAATTCTTCTTTACAAAATTATCAAATTGTGGTTTTAATTCAGGAGTCTTTTTAACTGTGGTTGAGAAATCTTTATACCCTTTTACAGGAGCTACAAAAGAAAGTGCATTAGTTAAAGCAGAAGGTAAAGTAGTGGGTTGAGTTGATGTTTCCTCTCCCTTATTAAAAGAAGATAATTCATCAACAGACATATTATCAAAGTTTACAGGCTTAACTCCTCCAGATAAAGATGCCGAAACCGATGGCTTCTTTGGACCTCCTCCATCCAATAAAGATTTTCTTACTGGTGGTTGTATAGAAGAAACCTTTTGAGGAGTTTCCCCAACTGGTTGAGAATCGTCTTTTTTTTTTACTTCAAAAAACTCAGGGAACTTAGAATTTATAACTTTATAATCCCCTCCATATTTTTTATTATTAGCAGTTGCAACATATTCTTGCAACACTCCTTCATCATAATTTTTTAATTCAGGAAATTTAGAATTTATAATAGAATAATCTCCTTTATATTTAGGGTTATTTGCAGTTGCTACATACTCTTGTAATACTCCTTCTATTTCTTCCATTATCTACTTTTTACTTGATTTGTTGTTGGTGTAGTTTTTTTAGGAGCTCTCCATTTCTTATCTACAACTATATTTAATACTTGAGAATAATCTTTAACACTAGAATTTCCTTGTAACATAGAGTTTACAGTTACTTCTGGAGCTGTATAGTAAGCCTCTTTTGTTTCTTTTCCTTTTGTGTAAGAAGCTAATTCAGCCTCATTATCTTCAGGAGATTTGCTTTGATTGTATCCTGACCATCCATTATTTTTAGCTACTTTGTATAACTCAGTTTTAGACACAGGCTCAGCAACTCTTATTAATGCGCTTCCGCCTTTACCTTTAGTTACTCCTGTCAATGTACTTCCTGCTGGGAGTTGAATTGATTTTCCACTATCTGAAATTACGCTGTATCCGCTATTTGTTGTAGGAGAAGCGTCAGGAATAGTTACAAAACCTTTACGAACTACATCAGGAGATACTCTTTTTGATATGGTAACAGGAACTAATGATAATCTATATTTCTTTAAATCCTCTTCTTTCTGAGCTCTTACTTCAGCTAAATTAACATCTTCAGTATGTTTTTTCCCAAATTTACCAAATATAATATTTTCATATTCGCCTCTAACAATATCATTGTCTTTATCTGTATATTCTTTCTCTAACATAGGATGAGAATATCTTTCTAAATTAGCTTTATCTTCTTCACTTAAATTCTTGTCATTTTTATGAGCTTGATAATAATTATATAAAACATTTATTCTCTTATCTCTATTTCCTACTAATGAATCAATACTAGAATCTATAGCTTTTTTTACTCTTTCGTCTTCATAATATAAATTAGAAGCTTTTTTATATCCATTGTCAGTACCTACTTCATTTCCAACTATTGCAGCTTGAATTTTTTTAGCATCTTCATTAGGGTCGTATGAATCCATTATATCGTAAGCCTTTGCATTTTGCATTTCACTTTGAGATATAGAATCTGCTTGAGTTCCATCTCTATTATAAAATTTTTTATAAACCTTTTGTCCATTTTTATCAAGCACAAATTTTCTGTCTACTTCTCCAGTTGTAGGATTATTAGATACTTCTATTTCAGGGAATTTAAAAACATAAGAGCCATTTGAATATATAGGTTCAGCATCTTCTTGATTATCAAATCCATGACCTAACAAATCTAACTTGCTTTGCATTACACCGCTTTTCTTACCTACATTTTCTAATAATAATTTAGCATTTGCACCTACTTGTTTATTTGTTTCAGTAAGTGTTTTTATTAAATCTGGAACTCTATAATATTCAGCTTGCTCTTCTGGAGTCAAGAAATTTACTCCGCCTTTTTCAGTAGCTTTATTATACAATTCATTTTTTCTTTGTATAGCAGTTTGAGCTAATTTGCTAATAGCTAAATCATATACTTTAATACCAGATGGTATTACTTCACCATTAGCAGTATACTCTATAGGTTTAACTTTCTCAGCTTTTAATTGAGCTAATTTTAAATCCTTCTTTCTTTCTAAATCTGCCTGTTGAAACTTCTGTGCATTTAAAGCTATATCCCCAAAATCTACATTTGGTGCTTGTACTGTTGCGTATGCATTTACTTTACCTATCGCCATTTGTTATTTAGTTTTTGTATCTTCTCCTTTTGTATCTTCTCATTTTTTACCTGCTGCATAAATTTGAGCTGCACTAGCAAATCCCTGAACAGCTCCATGAAGACCTTGCATCTGTTGTGCGTTTCCAGCACTAATTTGAGAAGACAAAGCAGCTACATTACCCATATATCTTTGCTCTTTCATAGCTTGCATTCTAGCTTCATCTCCTGCTTGAGCCATTGCTATATCATTCTCTTGCTTATCGTAATCAGCTTTAATCTGTAAGTCAGTTTGTTTAGCTTGAGCATTAGCTTCTCCTAACCCTCCAATAATTCCTCTAACACCACCGCTTCTTAAAGCATCTACATTAGTTGCAAACCTTTTTTGGTTTTGTTCTGATAATAATTCATTTCCTAGTTTACTAACTTGCATACCTGCATATACATTCTGTAATTCTGGGATAGGTAAATCATTTAAAGCGTTTTGAGCATCTCTAGCTTGTTTCGCTCCTGTTATTGCTTGAAAAGCCCCTCCTAATGCAGAGATACCTCCTATTCCAAGGGCTACTGATGTTGCTGCTGCCATATTTTTATAATAATTTTATATATTCGTTACAATTCTTACTCCCTAAAACAAATCCCTCTTCTAAATATTTGTTCTGTAAATTCTCATTCTTTAAAGATGTGTATGCAACCTCATATCCCATCTCTTTTGCTATATAACACAACTGATTTATACACTCTGAAATATCATTCTTCCTAACCTCTTTATCTTTCTCTTCAGGATTGCTAACTATAAATTCTATCCAACACATATTACTATTAGTTAAGTAGACAAAGCCAGCGCAAGTGTTGTTCACAATCACACAAGTCTTAGGTAGGTTTTTTAAT